GATCTTGCGGTCTGGTCGAGGTGGCACATGTGCATTGTGGTTGTGATGCCCCAGCGTCTACTTGATTCCGCATCCCATGAGTCCTTTATTCCTTTCGCCCACTCGGCTGCCTTGGGGGAGATGCGTCCATCCCATGCGCTCTGATTGACAAGGGAAGCGATGATGATTTCCGCAAAGCTTTCGCCGCACATTTCTGCGAAGGAATCTACAACAGACTCCGGTGTATCGTTGTCGTAGACGGCATCTGTATGAAGCTTGTCGAGCAGGGCGCAAGCATCACGGCATTTCTTTCTGTACTCACGATAGATATCCGCACCGATATCCTGTACTTTCTGCATGGTTTCCATTGTTCTCATTCTTATATCCTCCATTAATTAATTTCTTTTGAGACCGGACAGGATGTCGAGTCCTGCCCACGCACCATGCCTGACTCCTATTTATACTCGCATGGTCGAGAGTGGTTTATCCCTCCATAATAAGTTCATAATCGTATCTGCTATCAAGTGCTGTTGCATGAGTACGGATACCTTCTGCATCCTTTACTGTAACTGTCGTTCCCCATATTGGAGAGTGCCGATTTACTTTGAGCACTTCGTATGGTGTGCTCCAGTATCCGCTCCAGTACTTGTGGCCTTCCTTCCAATTGCACCCACTCTTAACAGGTACAGCTTTGATATTGGGATGCTTTGCTAGGTACTGTCTGAGCATGTAGGTGATCATTTCTTTCCCTCCGAATCTACAATGCCTCCGCAATAGAGGCCTCCGCTCTTACGTGCCCTTGCCATCACTCGCAGGAATAATCCCATCAGATCTGCAAAGTTGTCATCTTCAGCATAGTATCCGAGTAGTTCTTCATCTGCTGTCGTTACCTCAAGGTCGCCGTATGGAATGTCGTCATCAGCAACACCCAGGACAAGCCATGGTTCAAAAACTTCTTCATCATTAATCTGTCTTGCTATGTACTCCATAGCTTTCACCATTTTCAGACGGTCTTTCATGTTGTTAGTCATTGTTATATCCTCCTGTTATCGTGTGTATTCTACAAGATACTTTCCGTGTTCACGGAATCCGAAACGCTGGTGCTGTGCTGTTTCGTATGCTGTGTTGTATTGATCAATTTCATACACTCTCCATCTGTCTTCTGGAGAATCCCACTTGTACATTTCACGGTTCAGAATCTCTGCAATCTGTTCGGCCTTGACTCGTCTCTGTGGTACTCTATGCGCATGCTTTATGCTGAACATGAAGTCTTTTCCAAATCTTGTTTTAGATACGATAAGCATTATTCAATCCTCCATTAAGTGGCTATATAATCTATTGCATATGTTCTGCCGTCTTGTCGTTTCTCGTCTTGCTTTTGCCCATGCCTCTTTATTTGTTCTGCCCTTGTATACTTTTGTTTCTTGTGCTCCGGTAATGTGGTTGAAGAACTCCAGTTCGACAACATGTGTTCCAAGGCCTGTGATGTAATATGTGTAGTATGTTGAAAGAATTTCTTTCAGTGCGCTAGTTCCCATCTTTTCATGCTTGTTGAAGTAAATTGCCATTGTAATGCCCTCCTTAAATTTCTTTTTTAATTATGCTACATTGGCCGTACCAAAAAGTATCTGTGTAATTCTCAAGGGCGTATTTCGCATCTTCAACTTTAGTGAACGGTCCGCAAAGTGCTTTTCCGTTTTCGCTTTGCACAAAGTATATTGTCATCGCTTTATCCTCCATCATATTTCTTTCGGCATGCATGCCGTGTAATTGTTTCGTTTCTGCTGTGGCTTTTCTTCCTGTGCAGCGTATCCAATTAAAGACACGCTGCACATCACGACTCCAATTGCTAGGGCTAGAATTCCTATGCTCATTTCAGCTGCTCCCTTACATCGGATTCTGTATCCTTGCGGTAGCATCTGCCGCATGTGGCACAGCACCGGGCACCGCAATTGATATCAAGATTGTTTTCGATAATGTATTCCTTGCTGTAGACGGTGAAGACTTTGTCGACATAGTGTGAGCTTGCAGTCTTCTTTTCGTTTACTTTTGGGGAGGACTCTATCAGAATTACATTTTCCGGTTTGCCTACCATGTCGAAAGCTTTGGCAATGATTGCAATGTTTTTGCTCCACCATGCGAAAGTTACAAGCGGATTGACTTTGCACAGATTGCAATAGTTAATTGCTTGCGTTACATTGGCGACGTCTCCGAAAGATTCAATTCGGACAATCCGCACATTGGGGAACCTAGGAAGTAAATCCAAGTCAAGGATTGATTCAGTCAGCAGGTACGTGTTAGAGAGCATATTCTTTCCGCAATCCTTATAACGGTTCAGTGTTGTCTCTGCAAAGCAGTGAGCACAAATGCTGTCACCGTCTTGCATGCGCTTGAGACAGAACGGATTTGCAAGGCAAGAAGTGCTGATGCTGGGAATGCTTTCCATCTTTCCGCTCATGTTATCGGATACACAAACAGGAGAGTAATTGCTAGCGTATTTTGATTTACGCATTGCGTAACGTCTTCCAAGAATTTCAATAAATTCCTTGACATTTGACTTGACTTTTGACATAATAGCTGTACCATCCTTTCAGATTTTTTGGTATGATTTGTTTGGTTTGGTGTTTCCGGTTAACGTCTCGCACACGTTAACCGGATTTTCAGTAACTTTTAATTACTAATCGATAAGTACAAATCTTTTTGTTTGATTGATTCTTTCATCAAAGTTTATCAATCTGTTTGGTTTGTGCTCACCGATTAGAAACAAAGTTTCTTGTTTTTGTTTGGTGTGTTTCGCTTGACGTCCTGTCACGACATCCGCCGCACCTTTGACACCATGGTGTCAATCCGCTGTTTTGTTTTCGCTGCTGCCTTTGCAAGCTTTGGCATAACTTTTTATTCAGTTTTCAAAGTGCTCTCCGGAGTCTTCCGCTTGTCTAGCTTTCCGCACTTTTTACCGCTAGCTTTTTAGGTGCTGCACTTTCCATGGAAAGTGGTCACGTCAGCCACATATCATTGCTATTGGTAAACGCTACCGGCTAGAAAAGTTTTGGGCTGTTTGTCCGGTCATGCTTTGGCTTTTCGTTGTTACATGCTTTCGGCCCTGCTTTGGTTTGTTTCGGCCTTCCGCGCTTTTGCTAGGGAATGTCATTCAATTGTGGAAGGGAAGCAGTTCCGGAAAAGCCGCATCGGAACTGTGTACCCCGTTTCGATGGTGCAATGATAACACAGGGTACACAGTTTGTCAAGAATTTTTTTAAAAAAAATAATTTTCTTTTTTCACCGTGTCTGAAAATAATTTTCAGACTATGATAACAGAATAACATATGAGCACACGTTCATATAAACCGTTGCTCATATGTATAAACAAACTGACACGACATCAAGGAAGACTGTCAAGTCGTAGTACTTGACACCAGACAAGGCTGCGACTGTCAAGGCAAATAACTTGACAAGCTATTGACTTAATTAAACAAAGCTAACCGCAGACTACGATTGTAGTCGTGCCACTGCCGCGACAATTCATATAGTAATAGAGACGACAAGTCCCTGCCTGCCTGCACTCTTGAATAGTTTAGAGCTACGGTTTAACAGGCAGGCGCTCCACTATAAAGGGGAACAAAAATTTTTTTATTTTGTTTTGTGGAGTGGGGGACGCATCGTGTGCGCCCGCGCAAAAATATAAGGAATAGCCCCCTATGCCCCCCGACGGGGGAGGGGGGTCTGTATATATAATATATATATAACTTTTTTCGCATATTACAGACGTCCAAAAAACCAAATTAGTCTATTCTAATCACTTAATCACTCATAACCACTCTTTCATTCACGACCTGATATTCGGCTCTTCAACACTCCAATCTCAATTTTGTAGACTTTTCACAAAAACGACATTTCTATAACAATCGACCCCCTATGCTCCTAATCAGGGTATAGGGGGTCTTTTTTGCTTTTCCGGGTCTCGCTGCCCCAGATTCTCAAATTCCAAATTTATTAACAATTTGTGAACGCTAGCCTACAAACGATTTGCTTTGCAGCCCACCCGAATATATAATATACGCTAGAATTAATATAGGCAGGGAGTGATACCTGTGGCATTTACGCCGGAAGAAACGAGAACCATGGTAGCTGCCAGGGCAAACAACCTGGGCGGATATACTGAACCGGGGCATAAGAGGTCACCGGAGTCTATCGAGAAGCAAAAGAGAACGTGTGAGGCCAGGAAGAACTTCAACAAGTTGGCCAGATACATGATGGAGGCAGATATCCAGGACGAGGATGAGGCCCTTGCTGAGTTACGAGCCCACGGGTTTGAGAGCGGTGATTATCAGACGGCTATCTTGTGGGGCCAGATGAAGAAGGCCATTTACAATCTTGATACGGAAGCGGCCAAGTATGTAAGAGACACAGCAGGCTACAAACCTACTGAGACACTGAATCTTGGTAATGCGGATGACCAGCCGTTCGAAACGATTGATCTGTCCAAACTCAGTACAGAAGAACTTCAGCGGATGGTTCTTGCAAGAAAGCCTCTGAAGGAAACTGAAGAATAAATTAAGACCCCTATGACTGTAGAACGGACATAGGGGCTATTATTTTGGTGAGGTAGAAATATATGGTAGTTACAGAATTCTATCTGCAGCGCGGGGATGGAGTGAATCTCTACAGAACATTCTCAGACGCTGGTATGATGATTCTTCAGAACGAGACCGACACTATGTATAGTGAAGCAGTGGACGTCGAGAACAGCGGCTACACCTACTCTGAGACGAACATTCCTGTTGAGACGGAAGAGGAGATTGTCGAAGAGGTTCCCGAGTAAAGGACTTGGTGGTATGACCCCAACTTACTATCTCAGTACGTCACGGGCTCAGTTGGTATTCTGTTTACCAAGTGAGCAGGTAACGAAGAGAAGATACAAGTTACGTGTTATCCTGGCGTCGAACAACGACACATACGACGTTACTCCTGGGGAGCGGGCTTTCTTTCCGTTGAAGTACGGGAGTGGGCTGTACCGGTTTGTTCTGTATGAGCAGACGTACGGGAACAGGTACGTCGAGGTGTGGTCGGCGCAGCATTCGGTGGAACTTGAGAATCCTCATGCCTGTTTTCTTTTCCCGAACCAGTACGTTAACTATAAGGACGACTCTGACGTGGCAGTTACCGCGAGGAGGATCTGCGAAGGGAAGAGCAAGAGAGAGGCCTACAGAACGATATGTGAGTACGTATCGAGAAATTTTGCCTATGACTTTATTAAAGCGGTGAAGAAACCGCGATCGGTACTCCCTGATATCGACAGTACGATGAAGAAGCATATTGGAGTATGTCAGGATCTGGCGGCGCTGACAGTAGCGATGATGCGTAGTGTAGGCATAGAGTCCAGGCTTGTGATCGGGTATGCGGACGGGGGACCTCATGCGTGGGTTGAGAGCGTAGTGAACGGGGAGAGAAAGATGTTCGACCCGACTGTCGCAGTGTACGGAGTCAGTAAGCCGAGGACGTACATAGCGGAGAGAGTGTATTAGGCGCGATTATCCTGATTTTTGAAATGGAGGAAATGAATTATGAGTTGCGATTGCGTTGTAGAAGTAGAAAGAGTACAGACCGTAGGTGCTTGCGGGATAGGTGTATATCCTCCGGTAGAGGCAGAGACTGTGGACAGCGTAGGCGCTGGTGGGATCGGGAAGGTCTCCACTGGTGCAGGTCCTGTATATAAGTGGCAGACCGAGTCAGGTGGTACATCCGGCGGGACTGGTGAGTCCGATATCTTCGTGCTTCACGTTGTTGGATATGACCAGGTTGAGGGCAGTTTCACGGGCTTGGAAGAAACGTGGAACGAGATCGCTGCGGCGATTAGTAATGATAAGGCTCTTGTATTAAATATTCCAGGAGCGGCGAGTAGTCAAGAGGACGGTTCTTACGAAATTACTTCCGGGGGGTCGCAATTTGTGACGGCTGATTTAGTCTACGAGAGTAGCTCTAGTATGTACAACGCGTCAATATTATCCATTGACGGGGACGCGAGAATTCTTTTTGCATCGGAAGACCCTGACGCTCAGCTGACGGTTGTAGCCGAACCAGAAACACCCGGCGGCTAAGAATGAATACAACCGCGTAGTACATTATAAATAACAAGACCGTACTGACTGAGGAATGCTCGACTGATGGCTAATCAAGAACTTACTAACTTATACGCAGAACTTGCGCAGCGGGAGCTGGCGAAGAGATCTTTTGCTGAGTATCTTGCAATGTCTCAGGGGCCTACGTGGAAACGTACCCGTCTCAGTGAATACCTGGCAAATACCGTGCAGCGATTTATTGAGACACCAACGGAGAATGCGTACGACATACTGGTTGTCGAGTGTCCGCCTCAGCACGGAAAGAGTACTACGATAACGGAGTCGTTCCCCAGCTGGTATCTTGGCAGGTATCCGACGAATAACGTGATCCTGGCCAGTTATAACAAGGATTTCGCTGAGAAGTTCTGCAGAAGAAATAAAGAGAAGATCCGGGCATTAGGCCTGGATCTTTTTGATATACAGATTGGTGCTATCGATAGAGCGGACGAGTTCGAGCTGTCCAATGCAAAAGGCAGGCTGATCTCCCGAGGTATCATGTCCGGTATTACCGGTAACGCGGCCAATCTGATTATTATAGACGATCCGGTAAAGAACATGCAGGAGGCAGACTCTCCCACGTATAGATCGAATGTGTGGGAAGAGTGGCAGGCGTCTTTGAAATCTCGTCTCGCTGCAAAGGCCAAGGTTGTTATTATAATGACGCCATGGCATGCTGATGATCTGGCGGCTAGAGTTCTTGCGAATGAGCCGAACAGCACTCTGGTCCGTATTCCGATCGAAGCTGAGGAAGATGATCTCCTCGGGAGAGAAGTAGGAGAAGCATTATGTCCTGAACTTGGTAAGGATAAGAGATGGATGCTGGACTTCAAGGAGTCTTACATCCACGATCCTCAGGGCGGTATGCGTTCATGGACTGCGTTGTACCAGTGCTCTCCTCGGGTAGAGGAAGGTAACCTAGTACAAAGAGACTGGTGGCGCTTCTATGATCCTGACGACAAAGAGATCTTATTCGGATCTGAATTAATATCTGTCGACGCCACTTTCAAAGGGGCGGACACAAATGACTATGTCGCTATCCAGGTATGGGGTAAGCGTAAAGGCGACTACTACCTGCGGGCGAGTTTTAATAAGCACCTGGACTTTCCGCAGACGATACAGATGCTGCGGACGGTAAAGGCAATGTATCCACAGGCTAAGACGATCCTGATGGAAGATAAGGCGAACGGTCCTGCTATTGTAAGCACCTTGCAGCATGAGCCGGACATGTTCGTAATACCGGTGAATCCAGCCGGTGGTAAAGTCGCACGAGTGAATGCAGTAAGTGCGGCCATAGAATCTGGGCATGTGTTCTTACCTACACCAGAAAAAGCGGTATGGGTGAATGAATTCATTGACCAGTTTACATCATTCCCGAATGCGGCGCACGACGATATGGTCGATGCAGCGTCCCAGGCTTTACATAGAATGATATATTTCCGTGGCGAGTACGAGGAATATAAACCGACAGAGCAGGAGTTGTTTGAGAAGAAAGAAGTATCTGACTTCAACAATCCTGATGTCCTGTTTAATCCTTACGGTAGCACGGATCAATTCTTTAGTTGAGGAGTAGATTAATTATGGATGAAGAGAATAAGGGATTTCCTATCCCAGCGAATAGAGAGATGTTTGGCGACGAGGGTGATACTGCTGAGGTTACTCCTGTCCCGAATAGTGACTACTTTTTGGCCTTTGCTAATGACGCCGGTGATAAGGCCGTTATCGTAACGCCTATCGAGACTATCGGCGGTGAGATCGTGGAGCGGCATGGTCTTACGGAGATGGAAGAGTATGCCAAGACCCTGATGGACACCGGCGACGATCCGATGGAACTTCAGATCGGAAGCACCTTCGAGGGTGAGACTGCGGAAGCTGATGCCAACGCAGAGGCTATGAGACTGGATGAAGAATATGCTCCCGGAGAAGGCGCAGCGGATGAGGATATTATTGCAGCACTGGATGACGCGAGAGCGAATACAGGCGCGAATATCGGTCCTGCCGAGGAACCGGAGGACGACATTCCCTTTCCACTTAATGGGCCTCTGGGCGTGGACGAAGCTGGAGATGAACCGGCAGAAGATACTGATGAAGAAAATACAGATGAGGAATCAGAGGATATTGAGAACGAGCCGATGCTCGACCAACTGAAGAAAGCGAAGAAGTAAATGGGCGCGATTATGGGTATGCTCGGTGCTTTGATTGGCATCGGGCTTTTTGTATCTGGTTTCCTTCTTGGAACAAAGCTGACTGCTCCGAAGCCCGTCACTGCACCGGAACTTACGCCGGAGGAAGTGCAGGCTATTAAACTGGAGCGAGAACGTCTTACCAAGGAGAACGAGGCCTTTAAGCAGCTGATGAGTTACGGCGTTGAGCAGGCCTACAGCGGTGGCCCATCGAAGGAGCAGGTGATGGATGATTGAGAGACGAGAAGAATAATAAAACTTCGGTATGGCGTTACTACGAAGTAGGTCGTGCATACAATAACAGGCTAGTACCGAATCAGTACAATCTGGTAAATACCAATACCGAGTTCTTCGCCGGTAATCAGTGGATCCATATAAACGAGACTCCTGCGATGCAGAGACTGATGCGTCCCACATTTAATATTATTAAGCGTGTCACATCTCTGTTCGTTGCATCCCTTACCAGTTCCAACACGACAATTAATTTCGAGTCCCTTGCATATGCAGACGGGGACAATATGAAAGACCCGGAGTCCAATGCAGCAGTAATTGCTACGGCGGAGGTCCGGAATCTTTTTGATAAGTTTAAGATGCAGTACCGGATTCGTGAGGCGCTATTCGACGGCGCGGTATCTGGTGACTACTGCGCCCACTTCTATTGGAATCCGGACGCCACTCCATATGGCGGGGCTTTCGGCGCATACAAGGGCGAGATCGAGATGGAACTCGTGGACGGCATCAACGTCATGTTTGGTAATCCGAACACGCCGGATGTCGAGTCCCAGCCCTACATTCTGATCTTAGGCAGGGATACGGTCGAGAATCTGAAGTGGGAAGCAAAGCAGTTTGCAAAGTCCGATCATAAGAACGGCGGAACGGCAGAGGACAATCTTATTATTGACAGCATGAATTCTGACTCTGAGTGGCAGTGGCAGATCGGTGTCGGTGGTAAGACGGAAATCTCCAGAACTGATGACAAGACAGGTAAGGCGCTGTACGGAATTCTCTATACCAAGGTTACGGAAGAGAAGCCGGTCATTAATGCTGAGACCGGACAACAGGAGCTAATCGAAGTACTCGATGATGAAGGCAAGCCTATCCCGGAAACTACGGAGGACGGTAAGCCGGTAATCGATACAAACGGGAATCCCGTATATAAAAAGAAGGGCGCTACTAGAATGGTAACGTCCGTCCATGTGACAAAGGCTACGAAGACACGGATCATCTATGAGGATGTGGATACTGGCCTTTCCCGTTATCCTGTTGCTTGGGGTAACTGGGAGAAGCAGAAGAACCAGTACCACGGCAGAGCTCTGGTAACAGGAATTGTTCCGAACCAGATTTTCATTAACAGTATGATGGCCATGATCTTTCGGCATCTGCAGTTGCAGAGTTTCCCCAAAACAGTCTACAACGCTGACCTGATTGGTCAGTGGAACAACGAAGTAGGCGAGGCTATCGGTGTTCACAACTTGCAGCCTGGGACTTCCTTGCGTGAAGTGGCAACAGTGCTGCAGCCTGCGGACATGTCCAACCAGATCGTGATGTGTATTGACCGGGTTATGCAGTATACACGTGACTGCCTTGGTGCGACGGACGCCCAGATGGGTAACGTCCGACCGGACAATACGTCAGCGCTGATGGTTCTTCAGTCATCCGCAGAAGTGCCTCTGGAGAACACAAGAGCCGGTCTGCATGAGTGGATCGAGGATATCGGGGCAATTCTTCTGGATATGATGGGAACGTACTATGGGAAGAGGCCCATCGTACGTGAGCGGTCATTCGAGGATATCTCCATGGGAAGTGGGGAAGTGCCGATGATGGATCCGAACACCGGTATGATGATGACGCAGAAGACAACGAGACGTGTTATCGAGGACTTCGATTTTACCCAGCTCAAGCATCTGTGGTTCAACATCGTTGCTCAGGTTGGTGCTACTACATACTATTCCGAGATCGCTATGGTCCAGACTCTGGACAACCTCCGTCGTGATGGTACTCTGGAGATCATTGATTATCTTGAGCGTATACCGGACAAGCTGATCACGAGGAAGCAGGAGCTGATTGATAATATCAAAAAGCGTACAGCAGAGGTTGCCCAGCAGACAGCAGCAATGCAGCAGATGAGCATGGCCCAGCAAGGGGAGATGATGCCCGGACAGCAGGGACCGCAGATTTCAAAGAAGCCTGTTGAGGAACTACAGCATGCTGGGTTCCCTGCAATGGGTGGGGCGATCTCCGCTGAGAAAGCTATAGGCCAGATGCCAACGAGCATACAGGCAAAGTATAACGAACTTCCGAAGTCAGCACAGAAGGCGCTGGTTCAGAAGAGCACCATGTAGGAGGAATAGCAAATGCCTAGAAAGAAAAAGGAAGCAGCAGCACCTGTTGAAGCCGTTGTCGTAGAGGAAGCTGCACCGGTAGATGCAGATGTCGTTGAGGAAGTACAGAACGAATGGACACCGGATCCTGCAGATGAAGAAATTGAGGTCCTTACACCTGTTGCCGAATCTAACGGCAGGTGGGTGGAAACTCTTGGCCCGAATGGGCGGTACATGATTTTCGTACAGGATAAATAAGATCGATTAAGGGGAAGTCCCTCTTTCGATAAATTACAAAGGCAGTAAGTGGCAACCAGCTTACTGCCTTACTTATTGCGGAATAGAGGAGTCAGTCAATCTCGCCAGGTTCATACCCTGGAGTGCGCTGGGGCAGAGCCAGCTTCCGCAACCAAATCGAAACTGAGGCAGGTCAGTTGTAAGAGCCGGTCTACTCATCTGTAGTGCTGGCTCTAGTTATAACTGCTATTAAAAGCTATATCCCGGCTCACCATGCCGGTGAATATAAATATCTTTCTCACCATGAAAGGGAAATTCATTTATGGAAAATGAAAACGAACAGGTTCAGTCCACGACTACTCAAGAAGACGTAATCCTTCCTGACGGCTGGGATGGAGAAATGGACTTCTTCGCCTGGGCGGCTGGAGAACAGGCGGCTGACGAGCCTCTGGAGACACTGCCCAGCACGGAGGAAAGCGGAACGGAAGAATCAGAAGAGGCCCCCACCACGGGTACAGACGCTGAGGGAGACGGGGAATCTGAAGAGGCTGTAGAGGCTGAACTGCCTACCACGCAGGAGCAACCGGAAGAGCAGCCTGGAAAAATCAGGTTTGACGCAAACATCAACCACAAGGTGGAGAGCGTTGAGCTGGATCCGTCTGAGTTACCGGGTCTTTATCAGAAAGCCTACGCGGCAGATAAGTACCGCACAAAGCTGGACGCAAAGACTAAGGAACTTGAACAGATTGAAGTGTTAGCCAAGATACTTGGGTATGAAACAGTTACCGCTATGGTGGATGCAGCAAAGAAGAGTTATGAGGACAACGAGATTGCCCAGCTGACTCAGGAGCATGTGCATCCAACAGTAGCCAAAGATATGGTCTCCAGAAAAGTGAAGGAGATCGAGGACGGTGTACTGAAGAACCGGAAGCAGACAAAACCGGATACTGCGGAAAAGGAAGATGCGCCTACCAAATCTGGTGAGCGTGATTTCAAGCCAGAGGTACAGGCACTGCTCCAGGACTACCCTGAACTGAAGGGAAAGACTCTTCCGCAGGAAGTAGTAAATGAGGCTGTTACCAAGGGAATTACTTTAAATGCTGCTTACACAAAATATGTTCAGAGACAGACGAAAGCCGACTTGGACCGACTCCAGAAGGAGAATAAACAACTTAAACAAAATGCGGAGGCGGCCAAACGCGCACCTGTCAGAGGCGTCGCGAAAGGCGGCGCTACCGGAGTTGGGGCAGAGGACCCGTTCCTCGCAGGCTTCCACTCTGTGAAGTAAATTGAATCCTGACAGTCGCGTGACTGTCGCTGCCGCAAGCCTACAATATAAAGGAGAATTAATAATATGGCTGGTGGCATTAATCTTGCTCTTAAGTATCAGAGCGAAGTAGATGAAAGATGGACGACCGAATCTCAGGCGCAGCTTGCACTCGGCGCTAAATTTGATGTGACGGGCGTTAAGACCGTCAGAATTTACAGCATTCCTGTTGCTGTTATGCACGACTACGTTCGTTCCGGCGTGAACCGTTATGGTACTCCCGAAGATCTCGCACGTAACGTACAGGAAGAGACCATGAAGATGGACCGTGGCTTCACCTTCATTATCGACGCAGGTGACAAAGCTCAGAGCCAGAATGTATCTGACGCTGGTGCTGCACTTGCACGTCAGATCAAGGAAGTCATCGTGCCCGAATTCGACACCTATTGCTTCAAAGTGCTGGCCGAGACTGCACAGGCAGCTGGTGGCTATGCAACTACTCCTATCACTAAGGCCAATGCTTACGAAGCTTTCCTGAACGGCCAGGAGTATCTTGGCGATCATAACGTTCCTGCAGCCGATAGAGTTTGCTTTGCAAGCTATCGTTACTGCAATCTTATTATGCAGGACCCTGCCTTCATGAAGGCAGGCGATCGTAGCCAGGATATGATTACCAAGGGTGTCATTGGCGAAGTCGATGGCGTTGAAATCTGCAAGGTTGCTTCTAACAAGCTTCCTGCGGGCTGTGCATTTATCCTTGCAAATAAGGAATGTGCTGGTGGTCCGGAGCAGCTCCAGGAGTTCAAAATCCACGACAATCCTCCGGGAATTTCCGGTTGGCTCGTGGAAGGACGCACTATCTATGACTGCTTCGTCCTTAATGAGAAGCGTCATGGTATTTACTACCATGGTGGACAGACTGTATTCAAGGTGATGAATGCAATGACCGCCGCAACTGGTGTTGGCAAGACCACTCTGCTTGTTAACGGTATGCTGAATGCTGCTACCAACAAGTGGTATTACGTTACCGCTGAAAAGGCAGCAGACCTGACCGCAATCACCTATGACCAGGCTATCACTGTTGGTAACTGGACCGAGATGAAGGACGCAAATAACAGGCCGATTAACTTCGTTGAGATCACTCCGACCGCAGGGCACACCATTGCCCGTATCGTCGAAGTTGATTCTGCGAATAAGCCTGTTGCATTTGCAGATGTTCTCCTGAGCATCGGCGAATAATCAAAACTTTGAAGGGAACTCTATTAGAGTTCCCTTCTATTGTTATGAAGGAGAAGAATTGAATGACTTATGGACAATTTAAAGACAGAGTACTCCAGCTGATCTTCTCCTACTCTATAGCTGGGGACGAGATAGAACTAAGCTATAACAACCAGGAAGACTACGTGAAGATGATTCCAGGTCTCCTGAATGCGTGTCAGTCCTATATCTATCAGATGAAAAAGATAGAGGACTCTATAATGCTAAAGGATCTGGTGATGGAGGATCCGGAGGATAATACGGGTGTTGTTCTGTACCATCTCCCAGATGATTGTATAAAGCTGAAACCGGGCCTTATCATACCGAGAGGAACAAAATATGGCGCGGTCATGGAGCGTTTTACCGGATACCGTCTTTTTGGCGGGGATAAGATTCTTTGTCCGAAGGGCCTTCCGGAAAACACAATTGTAGAGTATCGGAGTCGCGGAGTTCCGCTTCCAGATAATCCGTCGGACAACTATGTACTTCGGAATCCGGATGAAGTGAATAACATCATGACATTCTATGTGGCAGCATTTCTTGTGGTGTATGATGATGCTTTCAGATATTCGGTTCTCTACAATGAATATGAAACAAGGCTTCAGAGACTTCTTCCGACACCGGCATACACCGAATCAAACGAGATTAAGGATGTATACGCTGGTTTTAGTACAGGGGTGTAACTACCATGGCATATGTAAATCTCGGGAGTATGCCGTCTCCAAAGAAGGAATACATGGTTGACTTTCCGCAGCTGAATGGCGGACTTAATTTACAGGAACTTGACTACCGTATTCAGAACGATGAAACGCCGGAAATGAAGAATCTCTTATGGAGAGACGGCATTCTGAGCAGTCGTAGAGGACAGTCGTGGGTGAATGATTCCATCGGGGGAGAGTACCATGCTTCTTATGAGTCCCTGTGGAACGGAATGATTTTTGAGCATTCCGGTAATCAGATAGTGATGTTTGATCCGGAAAGCGGCGAAAGAACGGCCTTATACACCGGTGGGGAAGATATGGTTACCCATGGTACGTTCTTTCCTTATAATGAAAAACTTTATTATAAAACAAAAGGATACTATGTCGAGATAGAGTACGACGGCACTGATTTTACAGCTGTGGATGTAGAAGGCTACACACCTGTTACGTATATCAGCTGTTCGTATCTGAACGGATCCGGAACTGTGTATCAGCCGGAGAATAGGCTAAGTCCTAAGAAAACGTTATGGTATAACTCGGCATTTACATTAAATACAATAGTTAACGGCGGCATTACCGCTGTCGTCGAAGACGCTTACTTCAGAAAATCGATAAGCGAACCCGGGATGTACATCTTTTCCTACAATGGCCAGAAGTGGCTCTTGAACGGAACGGAAGTAAACATCCTGGATTATGGCGTAACGATAGGCGGGACTCCAGTGAATGGGAACACGGTCACAGTTGTCTTCACTTTCGTCAGTGAGTATCAGCTGCCTGTTCCGGCGAGCTCACTTACTAACGTAGAAGTAGAGGGAATTGAGTTCTCGCAAGAGACGCTGGACATCACAGCAAGTTCCGGGCGCATAAGTGTGGCTGTGGATAAAGGCGTATTTCGAAACAAGGTAACGGAAGACGCGGATCTGGAGTTCGTGTATAACTATGACGCTCTCCCAACTGAGGGCTGGGAACTCGATGGTGTTCTGGTCGATCTGGCAGAATATGGTATGGTGGCGTCAAAAACGGAAGCCTTTGTAACAGGGGACAGCATTCGTGCTCAGTACCATAGAGGCGAATACCATATCGATTACGAGACGAACAGGGTTTGCTTCTTTGCGGCGCCAAGAGTTACGTATCCGGAGATTCATAACACAGTTCATATAACATACTCTTCTGAGAACGAACTTGCGTACAAGAATGTTATGGACTGTGCGATGGTATCGGTTTATGGCGGTACAGGTGCCCTGTGTATTGTCATGGCCGGGAGTGAGACCCAGCCGAATGCTTACTTCTGGAACGGCCAGACATCAATAGCAATGGACGCTTCTTACTTCCCTGTGACTCAGTACCAGCTTGCCAGTGACATGGTTGATCCGATCAGGGGCTTTGGTAAGCAGCAGGGGTATCTGATCATTTTCAAGAATGGATCTGTTGGAAGAACATCCCTCAACACAGAAACGGTTGAAGGGAGAATGACAATCGATTTGCCGTATACACCTATCAACGCAAAGATAGGGTGCGATCTCCCGTGGACTATACAGCTGATTGAGAATAACCTCACCTGGTGCAATACGGAGTCCGGTGTTCACTTCCTCGCGAACACATCTTCTGCATACGAGAACAACGTGATCTGCATCAGCGACAAGGTGAAGTCGTCCAACAGCAGATGGACAACCGGATTACTGGATGATGTTCGGTACAAGGATCCGGAGAAGATCTGCTCGCACGATGATGGCTACCGGTACTGGCTGATTGTGGATGGGGAAGTATGGCTCTGGGATTATTACCTCAGTAACTATAAGAATCCGGCATGGTTTTATTTTGATAATGTCTACGCACGAGGGGTAATTCAGCAGGCAGCAAATATCTGGCATATCGATACAGAGAGCAGGCTGACCAAATTTGTGGATGTGTTTACAGATTATGGCAGCGCTATAGATAAGGTATACAGGTTCGCGACGCAGTACTTCGGAACGTATGACAACAAGAAGAATGTAAATTCTGTAATAATAAACATGAGACCGACCACGAACTCCGTGGTCGATATTACTTATCTGACGGATTATGAATCAAGACATGACCTGACGCCACTTGCAGCGGTATCGTGGTCTCTGGTTCCGAGAGATCTGTCATACAGAAATCTGGCGGGTTCCGGTTTTGCAAAGGTGTTTAGGAGAAAACCGCATTGCAGGAGAGTACAGTATTTTACTATGCGGCTTGAAAACAATGAAGCGAACATGGATATGGCGGTTGTATCTGCACAGATTTACTACACTTACCAAGGGAGGCAGAGATAAATGGCCCTTACCCAAATGAAATTCGATAAGGTATGGACGAGCGCAACTGACTTTCCTACGTACGAAGTTCATGAAGATCAAGTTCGTAAGGATATGCAATACCTCTTTGACAGCATAAAGAACCAGTTCAATAACTTCCTTGCGAACGAGTTCATAGCTGAGAATATGTCGTTCACACCGACCACCGGTGAGATAGAAGCTACGAACGTTCAGGATGCTATTGAGGCCATCCATAATGAAATAAAAGATATTTCCCAGGGGTCTGTCGCTGACGGTGCGATCTCTGCATTGAAGCTAAGCCAGGTCGAAGGGGAAGAAGCTGTTGTAACAGAGGTAATAAGAGACGGGGCAGTAACAACCGCAAAGCTGGCGGATGGTTCTGTCACGCTCGAAAAACTTGCTCCCGGAGCTTTAGGAACTGAAGCTATCGCGAATGAGTCAGTGACTCAGGAAAAATTAAGTGTCCGTTCTGTTGGCACGAATCAGCTGGTGCCTAACTGTGTAACAGCAGAGAAGCTGGCTAACCAGGCGGTTATAACACAGAGACTTGCAGATTTAGCAGTCACAACTGCTAAGTTAGCGGATGCGTCAGTTACTAGTGTTAAGCTCGGGGACATGAGCGTAATTACAGCGAAGCTTGCTGACGGCTCGGTTACAACTGCGAAGATTGCGGATTTGAATGTAACGACAGGGAAGCTGGCTGATTTGGCGGTAACTACTGCGAAGATAGCAGATGGGGCAGTGACCCACGCAAAGACGACAGGTATTCAAAGTCAGCATAAGACAGCTACAGTTACACTCGCGTCCGGAAAAACGAGCTGGAGTATCAGCAATGTTGCCGGTGTTACAGCTTCGAATTCTGTGCATTGCAGTCCGGCTCCGGCGTCATTCGCTCAGTGGGTTGACAATCGTGTTCGTCCGTCTGCACAAGGGAATAATTCTCTCTCCTTTGTTTCAGACACAGCCCCTACAGCTGCAATCACAGTAAGCGTTCTGATTTTGGATTAATCTGGGGGGTGGCGCTTAAGATGCTTTTCTATACAACGGGTGGCGGAAAGTTTGCAAAGATAACTGTGTACTGCCCGACAAACACTACCGTCGTATGTTCATTGAGCCCGTTTTCCTTCACAAAGAGTAGTGGAAGCGCAACCTCTGTTACGTTCGAAGTACCGGTTAGAGGCACATGGACAATAACTGCTACGAAGAATGGCTTATCTGATACAAAGACTGTGAGCGCTACAACGCAGGGTACGACATACACTGTGACGATGTCTATCCGGTATTACATCTTCAAGTCTGGTGAAGGCGCGAAGGTTGGGATATCCTATTACAATACTAACAACACATATTATAAACCTATTAGAGATGTAAATAGTTTTGATTGTGTATACGACGCAGAATATGTAACTAATCATGTCTACACAGACAACACGATAGACCTTGCGCAATTTAGAAAAGTCTATATTGATGCAACCAACCATGGTACTTCTGGGTCTCTTCACTTTGTGTTGGATACAAATCAGAGCTATTCCGCGAATGATACTGATTTCGATATTATTTGCCCAAGCCGTACAACGTGTGAATTCGATATCAGTTCTTATAATAGCAGCATGTACCTTGCCATAGTCAACGGCTCTTCTTGGGGTGCAACTTTCTATAACTGGTATCTCGAAGCATAAAGGTGACTGAATTATGAGTATTATTATAAACGGTCCTGCAGAAACTTTAGTCTGTAAGTTCTGCGGGAATTCTTATACCTCCCGTGGTAAAAAAGACTCGGGCTATTGTAAGGAGTGTGAAGCCAAAATGAAAGGCGATGCAGCTCCGATATCCGGTGGTGATGAAGGTTTTGACATGGTTGAGAACTATGTTAGAGACGCCGAGAATGTAGCGAACGATAACTCGCATGGCTACTCTCAAGCGAGACGTAACGGCGATCCTGACTATGATTGTTCCAGTCTGGCTAGCAACGTGGTGCAACGAGCAGGTATTCCTGTGATGGATAAGGGTGCCTCGTATACAGGAAATATGCGAGACGCATTCCTGGCCTGCGGGTTTCAGGACGTGACCAACCAGGTGAACCTCGCTAACTGTGATGGCATGGTACGAGGGGATATTCTTCTTGAGGACAAAACGCCACAGCATGTCGGAGACCATACCGCAATCTATGTAGGAAATGGACAGATTGTGCAGGCGGGCGGACCGGATGGGCATCCGGAACCGGGCGATCAAACTGGTAGAGAGATCCGCATTATGCGGTACTACAACTTCCCGTGGAGAGTTGTTCTCCGGTATCCGCATCGAACCAAGACTACTGACGGCATTAATCCTGTTGTTAATCCTGATCTCCAGCCTTATGAAGATCCTACCCATCAGAACCACGATGATTATCCTACTTATATAAGATACGGCGACTGGGGGAAAGAGGTTCTTGAAATCCAAAAGAAGCTTAAAGTCCTCGGCTACTATAAAGGTGATCTGGATGGCAAGTTTGGTGATCAGACCTTTGCAGCGGTTATGCAGTTTCAGGAGAGAAACAGACTGCTCATGGATGGGGAAGTCGGTGAACAAACCAGAGGTAAACTGAACGAGCGGTATGCTGAAGTGGAAGACAAGACTATCGGCGTACTGGAGCTTGGCCAGATCGTGGAGTTCCTTGGTGGTAAGGCGCGAGTTTCTGCGAATGCTAACTTCGGAATGAGTTATAACCCGGGTAAGGTTAAGATTACAGCCGTAAGACTAGGTTCCAAACATCCGTATCATGTTGCTCCAATGAAGGACGGTAGCGACGCATACGGCTGGGTGGACGGAACACAATTGAAAGTGTGATCGAATGGCACAGATAAAATTTGTTGTAATTGGAGATAGGCTTGATCTGATCAAGCCTACTAGAATTGTGGCGGACTCGCTCAATGCTATATCGATGGCCTTTGACTTTCGAAGCGAAGAGTGGGCCAATGCCGAGAAATGGGTGCACCTGTCGAACCCCGAATATAACGATGGCCAGGTGTATGACTTCAATCTCATAGATGATGCGGTAGCCGAAGATAGAGGTCTGTACCTTACTTCAGGTGTTTGGGATTTTTATCTTCACGGTATAACGATTGACGAGAACGGTAAAGTTCTTCAGAGGTTTGTTACGGATACGGCATCTCTTATAATAGTTCCATCGGGCGTTCTCGATGGAGAACCGCTTCCGCCGATTGAGGCAAGTGTCGCAGAACAGATCGATGCAAAAGCTACGCTGGCCCTTAGAGCCGGTGTTACCTCTGTAACGGTTTCCGTTGATGATGGAATAGGAGTTCCAAAGGCGGAAGTTGAGCTTACTGACGTTGAAGGCGGAAGAAATCTTGACATCCAGTTCCGCAATCTGAAGGCAAATGGAATATCTGATATCAACTTCAGTGACAGTGGGGAACTTACAATAACGCCATTGGTCGGTAACCCAGCTAAGTTTAACGGGATTGCAACTGCAATGGTCAATGAACAGAATCGAGTTACCGCAGAGGCCCAGAGACAGACGGCTGAGAATAATAGAAACAGTGCCGAGAATCAAAGGGTAACGGACGAGAATAATAGACAGCAGGCCGAGACGGAAAGAGCTTCTGCAGAAACAGCCAGAGCTCAGGCCGAGACGGCGAGAAGTCGAGCAGAAAATGCCAGAGCCGTAGCGGAAACCGAGAGAAATAACAACGAAACAAATAGAGAGAATGCAGAGTCTACTCGGAATTCCAATGAAAGAACTCGGCAGGCTAATGAGTCATCTCGTACTTCTGCAGAGACGGCAAGACAGCAGGATGAGGCAATACGAAGAACGAATGAGTCTGGGCGAGTATCTGCCGAAACAACCAGACAGGCTAATGAGAATATCCGGAAGTCCAACGAGACTACTAGACAGTCTAACGAGAGTACTCGACAGTCCAATGAAACTACTCGGCAGTCAAACGAGACTACTCGGAATTCTAATGAGAGTACCAGACAGTCTAATGAGAACTCAAGAGTGGCTAACGAGCGCACTCGTCAGGACAATGAAGCGGCAAGAGTCCAGGCTGAGAATGCGCGTGTTGCGGAACATGAAGGCCTGATTTCCGATTTTACTGTGATTCGTGATGCAGCCCGTTCAGCGCAAACAACTGCTACGAACAAGGCTTCCGAGGCGAGTCAATCTGCGGGCATAGCTTCCGATGCTGCGGCAGCGGCAGAAGCTGCAAAACGGGAAGCGGCAGAATCTGCAGAAATGCTTATTATTGATGACTCGCTTTCTATAGAAGGAAGAGCAGCGGATGCCAAGAAAACAGGAGATGCTATTAATGGCCTCAATCTTCTATACGATACAGAGGAGAATCTTCTTTACCTGACGAGTAATGATGAAATCATATCTGATGGAATTCATATCATAAGCGGCTCCGGCGGCGGGGGCGGTGGCTCTGATAACGAATATACGGTAAGCCTTGTGAACACCATGGAGAGTCGTAACATCTCTGTGGCTGCCGGAGTGAACGTGCTGCTTCAGTTTAATTACTCCAGTAAAGATGCAGACGAGAATGACGACGGCGATGGCGTAGGCAGTGTTCTGATAGATAACGTAAGGAAAGCGACGTTCAATGCTCATCAGGGGGCTAATGCCCTTAATATAACAAATTACCTTACTACCGGAACCAACAGCATCAAGATCCGTGTTGAGAATAGTGAAGGTACTTACAAGAGTATTTCTTATACAGTCAATGTAATCTCGCTTAGTCTCACCACAACATTCCCGGAGATGTCCATCCAGAATGCCCCAGTGGCATTCTCCTATACGCCTATCGGTGCTGGAGTCAAGACCATCCATTTCGTTATGGATGGAACTGAGATCGGTACGGCATCTGTTAACGCAAACGGTCGGAGCCAGACATTCACGATTCCTGCACAGGCGCATGGTGATCACATATTTGAATGCTATGCCGAACTGACCGTGGATGGCGTTATTATTATTAGTAACATATTAAGATGCGGTATTGTCTGGGTAGCACAGTCTGCTACGGACGTTATCGTTCTTACGACTTACGAGAATGGAACCGTTGAGCAGGGCGAAACGCTTACGATTCCATATATGGTTTATAATCCGGTGTATGAGACTGCGGATGTAACGCTCTCTGTAATTGCTGACGGCGAGACGTACAGCACGAAAGAACTTACCGGTGTTGACCGTACGGAGCAATCCTGGATTGTACAGGACTATCCGGAGGGAACTGTTACATTCAGAATAGCTTCTGGCAATGTCAGCAAAGACATTACGATGACTGTTACGGAAAGTGGTATTATTATTGAGCCGACTACGGACAGCCTTGTTCTGGTCTTTGATCCTTCGGGAAGAAGTAACGGCGAAGAGAATCCTGCTACATGGTCTTATGAGAGTATAGTCGGTTCGTTCACTGGTTTCGGATGGAGTGCGGCTGACGGTTGGCTTCACGATTCTGATGGGGCCTCTGTTCTTAGATTCCTTCCTGGGGATACGATGACTATTCCGCTCCAGCCGTTTGCATCCGACGCCCGAGAGACTGGCTATACAATCGAAGTGGAGCTCGCAACGCGAGACGTACGTGACTACGAGAGTATCGTACTTTCGTGTATGAGTGGAGATCGCGGTATTCAGATCCGTTCACAAGAAGCCAGACTCGCATCTGAACAGTCCGGTGTCTCGATGCTGTTTAAAGAAGATTCCCGTGTTCGTGTCGCATTCTCAATTGAGGACCGTAACCAGAATCGTCTTATTTATATTTACATTAACGGTGTCATGTGCGGAGTCACACAATACCCGACGAATGATAACTTCAGCCAGACGACTCCTGTTGGCTTTACAATCGGTGCGGAGAGTTGTGGTATCGACCTCTATAAGATTCGTTGCTATACGAAAGGACTTACCAGAGCCGAGCAGCTGGATAACTTCATTGCGGACAGATCTACACTTTCTGAGCGTAAGGATGCAGCAGAACGGAACGATGTTCTGAACGATAATGATGAAGTATCTCCGGCGAAATTGCCGACAGACCTTCCGTATATTGTTCTAAGATGCGCTCAGCTGCCTCAGTATAAGGGCGATAAGAAGTCGGGGGTCGAAGCAGAGTTTATCGACAGACAGAATTCTAATCGTAGCTGGATCGCCAACGGTGTAGAGCTTGACGTTCAGGGTACTTCTTCACAGTATTATCCGATTAAGAACTATAAGATCAAGCTTAAGAAAGGCATTACCTATACCGCTTCGGGTCAGACACTTGGAGGATTTCCGATCCACGACGGCGAGATTCCGACTAAGACAATTTGCTATAAAGCCGACTTTGCGTCAAGCGAGAACGCGAACAACGTTGTTCTGGCTAAGTTCTATAATGATATTGTTCCTTATGCTACGCCTCCTCAGGAAGAAGACAGTCGTGTGCGTCAGGGTATAGATGGTATTCCCATTGCTTTGTTCTGGGAAGACACTGCCTCCGGCACGATCAGCTTCCTCGGAAAAGGCAACTGTAACGTGGATAAGGGTAATGAGAACATATTTGGATTCTCTGAGGACTATCCTAATGCAGAGAGCTGGGAATTTCTGAATAACACTTCAAGCCGTACTCTGTTTAAGAGCGACGACTTCACATCTATGGGTGTGGACGAAGATGGCAAGCCTATCAAAGCATGGCAGAACGACTTCGAAGCCCGATATCCGGAGGATTCTCTGGATATTGACAGCTTTGCAAGTCTTGTATCCTGGGTTAAGTCTACTGACCGCGATGCAGTGAACACAGCGGAAGAGAAAGAAGCGAGACTCCAGAAGTTCGCAAACGAGTTCGAGGATCACTTCATTAAAGATGCGATGATATTCTATTACATCTTTACTGAGACATTCCTAATGGTGGATAACAGAGCGAAGAACATGTTCATCACCACGTTTGATGGAACGCACTGGTTCCCACTGCCTTACGACTTTGATACTGCAATTGGTATCAACAACGAAGGTGCATTGGTATTCGACTACAATCTGGAAGACACTGACCTCGTAAATGGATCTGAGGTATTTAACGGCCAGTCTTCAGTTCTCTGGAATAATGTACGTGACGCATTCCAGACAGAGATCGCGGCTATGTATAAGAACCTGCGAAGCCAGAACGATGGTGATCCGTCGCATGAAGCTCCGTTCAGTTACTACAGAGTAGCAAAGCTCTTCACGGAACATCAGAGCGTATGGCCTGAAGCTATCTGGAATGAAGACGCATTTGTTAAGTATCTCCAGCCCTATCTGCTTGAAGGTAAGGACTATCTCGGTATGCTCCAGGGTAACAAAGCTTCCCAGCGTGATTGGTGGCTGTTTAATGCATTCTGCTATCGCGACAGTAAGTATCAGTGCGGTTATGCAGCGAACAAGACCATTAACCTTCGATGCTATGCTGTTGGAGATATTACAATCACTCCGTACTCTCACATTTACGGACGTGTGAAGTACGGTTCTTACACTGTTTCTAAACGATGCACTCGTAACCAGAGCTATGTGATGGAATGCGGTCTTGACAAGATGAACGATACAGAAACGTATGTTTATTCTGCAGACCGAATTGCATCTGTTGGCGATCTGAGCCATTTGCTTATTGGTCAGGCTGATTTCTCCGCCGCTGTGAAACTCCAGAGTATCAAAATAGGGGATGAGGATTCTTCGTTTGAGAACCTGAATCTCGGCACTGGCTCTAACCGTCTGAGTGTGGGTAACAACGAGCTGCTCACCAGCGTTAACGTCGCTAACTGTAAGGCGTTTGGAACCGGTGATCAGAAGTCTCTGGATCTTAGCGGCTGTTCCGGTTTGCGCTATGTGACTGCTATCGGCACTCAGCTTAAGGGCATCGACCTTCCGAACGGCGGTCATCTGGAAACTTTGAGACTTCCTGCTACGATTACGAACTTTACAATCCTTAACCAGAAAGATCTTACGAATCTGTATTTTGAGGGCCAGGGAAATATTGAAACGTTGCGTGTAGAGGGGACTCCTAATGTTCCGATTCATACGTTAGTTTCTGAGAATCCCAACCTTAACCGAGTTCGTCTGATCGGAGTTGAGTGGACAGAGGAAAGCGAAGCGTCACTTACTACCGTTATCCGCAAGCTTGAGAGCTGTATTGGTATGAGCGCCACTGGTGCTAATACAGACCATGCAATTGTGAACGGGCGAGTAAGCGTACCGTCCATCAGCGGCGAGCTGCTTGCTGAGATTAGCGATAACTTCCCTGAATTGGTCGTGGTAGCTAATAATGTTCCTCAGTATGTTATCAGGTTTGTTAACTACGACAACACGATTCTTTACCGTCAGGTCGTAGCTGAGGGCGGAAATGCTGTTAACCCGGTTACCGCTGGACAGATCAGCGCTCCTACGAGACCTAATAATGAGGATACCGGATATCAGTTCCGTGATTTCGGTACTCTACCGACGAATGTGCATGGGAACTTTGTACTGGTTGCACAGTACGATTCCACTTACCGTGTACTGTTTATGAACGGCGAGACAGTATTCAGTACGAAGTGGGTTCTGCACGGAGGTAATAGTGCAAATCCAGGTACACCGACGAAAGCGCCTTCTCCCCAGTACACTTATACGTTTGTTGGATGGAGTAGAACTGACGGCGGTACGGTAGATTCGACGGCACTGCAGAATGTAACAGCGCCTCGGATTTTGTATGCGGTTTATACGAGTGTTGTTCGTACGTTTACGGTTCGGTTCTATAACGGCAGTACTTTGCTTCAGACGTTTACGAATGTAGCATATGGTGACAGTGTAACGTATACTGGCGAAACGCCGACTAATAGTAATCCGGACTTTGTGTTTATTGGATTTAATCCTGATGGTACGAATGTAACGGATGATCTTGATTGTATGGCAGTGTTTAAGGATACGTCGAGTGTTACAAGAGCAATCATTAAGAGATCTGTTACTTCGGTAGAGAATGACACTGTAGAGTCCATCGGCACCTACGCGTTTCGAGGCTGCTCCGGACTAACCTCCGTTTCGTTCCCAGCAGCTACGTCCATCGGCACCTACGCGTTTCAGAGCTGCTCCAAACTAACCTCCGTTTCGTTCCCAGTAGCTACGTCCATCGGCAAAGAGACGTTTTATAGCTGCACCAAACTAACCTCCGTATCGTTCCCGGTAGCCACGAGTATCGGCGTCAGCGCGTTTCGAAGCTGCACCGGACTAACCGATATCTCATTCCCACTCGTTACGTCCATCGGAGACAATGCGTTTAGGGACTGCCTCAAACTAACCTCCGCATCGTTCCCGGTAGCCACGAGTATCGGCGAAAACGCGTTTATTAGCTGCTCCAAACTAACCTCCGTTTCGTTCCCAGTTGTTGAAAGCGTGGTCGGCAGCACGTTTAGGGAATGCACCCAACTAACCTCCGTATCGCTCCCGAAACTTACAAGTATCGCCAGCAACATGTTTTTTGGCTGCACCGGACTAACTGATATTTCGTTTCCAGCAGTTACGTACATCGGTGGCTCCGCGTTTTATGGCTGCACCGGACTAACTACTTTACGGCTTGAGAACACAGAACAAGTGTGCACCCTATCTTTTGAGACTGCTTTTACTAATGCATCTAATTGCATCATTTACGTTCCCGATGCTTTAGTTGACAGTTATAAAGCTGCAAATAACTGGTCCCTTTATGCGGATAGAATACACTCGCTGAGTGAATTGAATTAAGAAGAGGTGAAACATGCCTACTAATACAATAGACCAACTTGGTGATTCTGTAGCAGCTGCTCAGTTGATAGACAGATCAATAGATTCCTTCACCGATGATACCGTTACGTCCATCGGCACCTACGCGTTTTATGGCTGCGCCGAACTAACCTCCGCATCGTTCCCAGCAGCTACATTCATCGGCGCCAGCGCGTTTTTTAGCTGCTCCAAACTAACTACTTTACGGCTTGAGAACACAGAACAAGTCTGTACTTTATTTAATGTTAATGCTTTTTATAACACGTCTAGAGACTTGATTGTATATGTTCCCGATGCTTTAGTTGACAGCTACAAAGCTGCAACTAACTGGTCCACTTATGCAAGCAGAATTAATGGGATCAGTGAATTACCGGCAACCTAATATCCAAAAAACAGGAAGTGAGTATGTCCTACCTCATACTCACTTCCACACTATTTAACGAGGTAACTATTTTTATGCTTGACAGAGACGAGCTGGAAATGTTCGTAACGGACATGATTGACAACAAATGGACTACAAGTTCTTCTAAGGAGAATAAATAAAATGATCTCTATTATACTATTATCTCTCGCAATTCTCATTCTGGTATTAACAGATGCGATGCTTTTCAAGAAGGTAGTTGATCTTGAAGGCGTCGTCGATTCCCATTGGAAAGCCATTCAACGAGAGACGGAAATGCTTCGGTTTGAAATGAAAGGCAAGGATTACTACGATGACCCAAGCTACAGAGAAGATGGAGAATGATCTGCCGAAGTGCAGAAAATGCGGACAGCCGGTACCAGCAGGGAAGGATCTCTGCTGGTGCTGCGAACACGAGCCAAAGCTAGGGCTCAATAAAGGTAATCACACCTGCGGGGTTGACAGTTGTGAAATAGACTTTACTCAGAAAGGGTGATTCCAATGGACGGGGCAATTCTCGCAAAGGTGGAACTAATTAAAGCCTGGATACCCGCTGTGGTGCAGTTAATAATTACGGTTGGCGCTATTGCAGTTGCGATTATTGACAACAGGAAAAAAACCGAGGCGAGTCTGGCAGCGATTGGTGAAAAGGTCGAGACTCTGAATACGAAACTCGACAAGCACATCAAAGAGAACGAGTTTGACAACGCAAAGCAGGTTCGAGTAAGGATATTGAGATTTTATGATGAACTTTGTCGGGCGATGTCACGGGGTGAAATACCATGCTCGGAGAGTCACTTCGAGGACATCCTGGACGATGTCAGTTATTATAAGCGATTCGTTATAGAACATCCCGATTTCAAGAACAGTCGTGGAGAAGTTGCTATGGAATATATAGAGAAGACATACCACGAGATAAAAACAAACGGCGGCTTTCTGGTACATGCGCCATGATCGAGAACGGATTGGTTTTTACGATATTCGCGCTGTTCTGCTTATATGCATGGGCAGTGAGTAACGATGACCATCATCGAAGACCCTAAGGAGGGTGATACAATATGAGTGACGAAATGAAAAAGAGTCTCGCAAAGAAATTTACTTCTCGTAAATTCTGGATGGCTGTAGCCGGTTTCATCGCAAACATCCTCGTACTCGCCGGTGGAAGCGCCGGAACAACCGAGCGAATCACCGCCATGATTATGGCAGGTGGTATGATTATTGCCTATATCATAGGCGAGGGTTTCGCAGACGGATCTCCTAAAGAATACAATTACTATTACCAGGGTAATGGGGAAGTACAGTACGGTGATGCTATGGGGCATGATAATGGAATTGGATACGGAAATGAAATCATACAGCAATAAACAACATAAGCCCATTCGTTCTTATGAAACGGATGGGCTCTATTCGTATATAAGGAGATGATGGAATATGGCAGATACACCGAGTTCGGCGATTAATAAAATATATGGCGGAGCAACAGGCGGTGGTTCTGGTAGTTCCGGGAGCACATCTGGTTCTTCGCATGCATTTGCCGGTCCTGTTTCAATCGCTGGGGCGCATGGAATAAAAAGCGGCGGATTCACTGTCCCGGAAGGACCGAAAGACAGAACTCCTCCAGTAGACGGGGGCGGTGGATACTCCGGCGGCGGTGGATACTCCGGCGGTGGAGGTTATCTTACCAGCTACATTGGCAAATGGTCCGGTGGCGGGAGCTCCCCATCCCCAATATCCGAAAGCGATATTGTTTCGGACCCAGAGACGGTAAAAGCAGCCTATAACGGAGACGAAGCAGCGAAAGCAAATCAGGCACTCTTGGAAGCTTCCGGTTTAGAAGCGGGCCCTGCCGAGGTCGGTAGAGTCGCCAATGTCGATACTGTTCAGGAAGAGCAGATGCTGAAGCAGATCAATGAAGCCGCGCAGCAGCAGGCAGCGCTTCAGGTGGATAACTCTGTGCAGCAAAGCACCGTGGACTTGCAGCGAAATATGCAGGACGCTCAGGAGCAATATCAAACATCTAAGGACCAGATCGACATCGATGAAGCGAGAGCAAAAGACAATCAGGTCTTGTACTCTGAGTCCCGTGGTGATCGCGGTGGTATCGGGCAGGCACAATATGATACGGTCCAGAATACAGCAGCGACGAATAGATTAACTGTCCAGAACGAGCAGACAAAACTGGCAACAGAAACTGCGAGACAGATTGCAGACCTACGTTCTCAAGGTGAATTTGAGAAGGCCAATCAACTTCTAAGTATTACACAGAACTACCTGTCCCAGTTAATGAATCTTTACACCTGGGCAAAAGAAACCAATGTAGGTATTGATGAGTTCAATATCCAGGTAGAGGAATGGGAAGAGAACTATAGAATAAATCTGCTCAACGCGAATATCGATATTGCTAATGCCACAGGTGTATTTGCAAATGGCACACCAACTTATAACACTTGGGCTAATACACAGAAGCTTCTTGCTGCATCCGGACAGGCTCTTTTGGAAAAGGGGATCGCGCCTACTGCAGAGCAGCTTGCAGCGATGGGTATGACAAAGACTCAGGCGGTTAGCTATGTCGGCTAACACGTCCGGATAATAACGAGGTAGTAATAATGGCAACAGAACGTAACAAGGATCTAGCTTTTGATCCAGCAGATGTAGCTATTTCACAAGCGCAAGGTGCTGCAAGAAGCTCTGGTTATAATTTTCAAATGCCGGGACAGAGCAGCGCTGGTACAACATCTGATTCCTCCGGTTCGAAGTCTGGTAACTTTGGCTTTAATTTCCAGATGCCAGGGCAGAATAACTCTAGTTCGTCTTCGTCTCGTGGCACAAACACTCCTAGTACAGTATGGCAGGATACCGCCAGCAGTGGGTCAGCCGGTATACCGGACGTTTCTACTCCTTCCGTAGATACCGAAACTCCGGCCGCACCTGAAAAAGCACATCAGGATACTGTTACAGATGTTACACCTGTCTCGGAGGATAAGAGCGGCAAAGCTGTGTTCGATGGGCAGACTTACACAGAGCAGCAGGAAGCCCAGGCAAAATTACAGGCTGAGCAGGAAAAGGCGGCCGAGGAACATAGGAAAGCACTTGATGCGAAGGTAGCGCCTCCGCAGAAGTCGTATTCCGGCAGTAATTATGACTATGATAAGTTTCAGGGCAAGACACACGAGCTCAGTATAAACGATAAGAACGAGCGTGTTTATGAGAGTATTCAGGCCTGGGCTGACGACGTTGATCCGATCTACGACGACAACGCTAACTGGTATAATGGACTGATAAAAATGGGCGACGACGGTGAGGGCCGATATGCTACCTATACTTCTCCTGAAGAACGCGAAGCCAGAGCTCATGAGGTGGAGAATATTCTTTTCGATATCAACCATGCTCTGAGTAACTGGGATCATTTCGAGTCTATTGGATATACTGAGACCGATAAGAAAGCTCTTGAAGCCTACCGCCCGATTGTGCAGGATACCTTGAGTCGTATTTCTGATTACGATGCCGCAATGCGTGAATATGACGACAGGGATATTACTGAGTTAAGCGAGATCTCGGCAAACGCATCCGCTACATACGCAGAGGCTCTCTCAATTGTTGAGGATGCTATTGCAAATTCAAACAGCAAACGCGATCCTAATGAAGACGTGTGGGCGATGGATGCCACTGCGATGACTGGTCTTATTGTAGAGACCGAGGAGCAGAAGAGAAGCAGGGCGATCGCCAATGCCGACCTTAGTAAGTTCGCTAAAGAGGGCGAGACAAATGAGCAGACTCTTGAGCGACTCCGTAAGGAATCCGAAGTTGCTGCGCAGGATCTGCAAACTATAGAGGACGAGAACAAAAATATCGCTCTCTCCAGAAAGTACATGGGCAACTCCTCTCTTGCGGATTGGCAGGCGTCGTATAACGATATTTCTTCACAGATATCAGCTTTAGCCGCTGGAGACACTGGAGCTAACTTTGGCGACGCCGAGAGTAGGCCAGGCGGTGTAGCAAACGGTACGCTTGATCTTAACGAATTTGGCTTAATTCGTAAGCCAGACGGTACTGTGGCTATGACTGACACGATTACCATCTGGGACGATGACGGCACAGCGGCAGGCTCTTATGTCGTGATTCCTACTGTGGTTAAAGACCCAGAGACAGGTGATTGGAAGCGCCTTACAAAAGAAGAAGCAACTGCGCATTATAAGGAGTCCAAGACAAAGGATAATAAAGAAGGCGAGCACTTCGGTCGATTCCATGACCAGAAGCAGGCTAATGCCTATGCTCGAGAGATCCGTAAGGAAGAGAGCGCCGCTCACGAAGAAGCCAATGCTCTTTATGAAGAACTCGATTGGCTTGGTACGGTCATAAATTATAATACCGCTGCTTCACTTAGCGACGATGAACTCGACAGGGCTATTAAGGATCTGAATAGCGCGTCACAGGGCTATGGTAAAGTATATGGCGACGGCAACATTTCTCTTCCAGACCGTCTTTCCGAGGTTGGTGTTAGCCGTGAATTTGGCGACGCCGAGACTACTGACGCTTATGAGTCCTATGTCTACCACGACATAAAGACTGGCCAGTATGTTGTTATCCCGGCTATGATCCGGGATGAAGAAGGTAACTGGAACTTCGCGACCGAAGCAGACGCGAGGGCGGCGTACCTTCAAACTGGTGAGCACTTCGGTAAATACAAGAGCAGTAAGGAAGCGGAAGCCGCTATGGCCGCCCTCGAGAACGAAGCAAGCGACGGAAGACGAATTGCGGCTTACTGGCAGGGAGAGCTGGATATGCTTGAAACCTCTCTGGCAGAAATCAATTTACAGATTTCCTATGGCAATCTTTCGGACGACGAAGAAGCCGAACTCTGGGATGAGGCCGGAAAGATCGAACAGTCTATTCGGGATGCAAAAGCAAATCGAGCAGAAGCCTTGAAGACCGCTGGAATTCCGGATGGTAAGACAGACTTTTTGTCGTATGCAGAAAGACAGAGACTTAATGCCTATCAGCAGGTACAGGCAAGTCGTGAAGCGAATGCTTTCTATCAGGAAAGAATAAAGCCCGCACTTGAGGTGGATAAAACCCCCGGAGCTTTGGAAGCGCTGATTGCTACGGCAAAGGGCGAGCTTGGATTTACACAGTCCGAGTACGACTCTGCTTTCAGAAGATATAAAGAACGCGCACTCGAAGAGGACGAAGAGAGATTCGTAAGAGAAAAGCTCGGCGATAAAGATACTGCTACTATTGACGGTATCGAATACGACGAGCAGGAACTCAGAGACTATTATCATAATGTATACGATGGTAAGCTCGACGACCAGAGTATTGAAGAGGCTTTCCTGCGCGAGAATCCTGAGTACAGCGACTTCGGCCTACGTGGAGAATTCGAGAAGGCGAAGAAAGAATACGAAGACACGCATATCGGTGTAGTTGCTCCGGCATTCGAGGAAACGGAAGAAGGTAAAAGGCTTCTCCAAGAGATTGATGAGAAGAGAGAAGAAATTGAAACCTACAAGAGCTTTCGTGACTTCGTATGGAAAGAACAGAGAGATCCAGAAGCGGACGAGAAAGTTGCTGCAGGTAAAGAGTTTGTTGATAACATCAAAGCAATGTGGGCGGATGTCTCGGAAAACGGAAACTTCGACTACACAGACTATGCCAATGCGACGATCGACAGAGCACTTCTGAATAAGGCTCTTGACAATCTGTCTCCGTATGATAAGGAGAGAGCGCTGCAATATGCAGAAGCTTTTGGTATTAATAATGTAATTCCGAATCCCACCTGGTCTTTCCAGGAGCTGGAGCTGTTCTCATACTACATGGGTAGCGGGGATATAGACACTGCACTTGAGTACGCAAAAGACCAGAATAAGAAGTACGCCGGTCTTACAAAGATGGAGCGCCAGCAGGCTGTCCTTGAGTATAACAAAGGCATGGCCGAGAAAGCGGCATACGGAGAAACATTCGGTGAGCGGGTCATCGGTATCGGTTATACAACGGCGATGCAGGTGCTTACCGGATTGCCGACAGCTCTTGGCGTTTCTTCTGTAGAAGCAATTGCTTATGCGTACAACGCAAATAAGACTGGGAAGTTTGGGGACCTTCCTATTTCTGACCGTCTTTCCATTACAGAGTACTCTAACCTTGTCCAGTCCGGTATTGCCGAAGTATTTGATGAAGTTGGTAAACTGGATTTAGGCTTCACAGAGATAACATGGGGCGATGTGTATAGAGCGGTAAGCAGTTCCATCCAGAGCGCTGAGACGCTTGCTGTAGGAAGCGCGGTAGGCGGAGCAATAACATCTCTTCTTCCCGAGGTGGCAGCGGCCTTAGGCGGCGCTGAGAAAGCGGCAGAGCTGTTTACAAGTATGTATACGAACTTCACGTTTGGCGGCGCGGCAATGACGGAGACAATTATTGATACGTATAACCGCACCGGCGATATGGATTCGTCTATTCTGATGGGCGTTATGAGCGGCGTTGCAGAGGGCTTGTTTGAAACAGTCTCTCTCGACTTGATCTTCAACATGAACCCGAGCACACTCACTGGTTTAATGCTTTCTGTACCTCTCAGCGGCTTTATTGAAGGCAGCGAGGAATTGAACACTGGCGCATTTAACAATCTTATGGATGACGTTATCTGCGGTCAGAAGAGCAAGTGGAAGACCATGCAACAAGAACTGATCGACGATTACGGTCGGACACCTGAAGAGGCTGAGATGATTGTTAAGAGCCGGATGCGTGACGAGCTTGTTAAAGAGGGAGTCATCGGTGCAATGAGCGGTATGTTCATGTCCGCACCGCGTACAGCTTCTCAGGGTATTCACTACGCAAGTGTTGGTAACAGTCTCATAAGAAATAATGCAGTAGAAGGAACTCTTAATTCTATTGGCGACCATCTGGAAGATCCTGCGATGCAGCCTCCAGCTGTAGGTCAGAGAAATGAGTCCGGCGAGGCAAGAGCCGAAGAGAATGCTCCCAGACCTGTTATCCCTCCGAAAGCACAGACAGAGACGACTGCATCGACTGAGCAGTCTACTGAAACAACACCGGCTCCGGAAGTAACCGAACGGAACGAATCCGGAGAAGTACGGGCAGAGGAGAACGGGCCAAAAGCTCCGAAGACTGAAGCCGAGAAACAGGTCGCTGATATCCTTGATTCTGATAAAGACGTTACCCGTAAGCAGGCCAAGGAGATAGCTCAGGACCAGAGCCTTCGTGACGCGTTCGAGCAGCTTACCGGAACCAAGCTTGTCGGATACATTAGTGACATGGTTAAGACCATTCGCGAAGCATCCGCAGCAAGAAAGACTCAGGCAGCAGAGACGAAGACCGGGTCTGTAGAAGTAGAAAATAACTTGTCCAGAACCGGTACTCCTGCTCCAGAGACCAATACTGGTAGTCCGAGAAGAGTCGTCATTCCTGCAAACGAAGGCCGGACCGGGACAGTTACGGTAGAGAACAGTCTATCCAGAACCGGTACGCCACAAGCGGAGGCACCGACTGGTAGTCTGAACCTTCCAACTCCAGAGAACGATACACGCACTGGTTCTGTAGAAGTGGAGAATGATCTTTCAAGAACTCAGAAAGAGCCTGTTGACTTTACTGCGGAGGATCTCGGTGCTGAGATCGAGCATAAGACCGTTACTACCGAAGAACTCGGAGAACGTGCTGCGGATCTGTACGAGCGTGTCAAAGGTAAATGGGATGCAGCTACGAAGAAAGCTGGAGATGAAGCAGTTAGAATCCAGCAGGAGATTCTCGGAATACTCCAGAAAGCAGAAAACGGCTCTCTCACGAAAGCCGATGAAAGACGTCTTGAACAACTGAAGAAAGAGCAGAGTAGGGCAACTGCTAATATGACTGGCATTGCTGTTGAGCTTGGTATGCTCCTTGATAGTATTAAAGCTGCTGACACCGAGCTTTATAATACGATCATCCTTGAGAACATAGATGCTATGTTACGGGCCCGTCCTGCTGACGCACTTGCAGCACTGGCAGGAGTACAGATGAAAGCAACACAGGATGCAGCGTCTATGGCTTATGCCTATGCAAAGCAGGAGCATCCTGACGCCCTGGTTCTTTCCGAGATTGGTTCTCAGCTTACAAATACGTATGGCGTACCTGCAGAAACTGCTGAAAAGATCCAGCTGAATCTGGCGAGAATCCTTGCCGGTGATGCACGTATGAGCATCAAGTCTATTGCTGCCTTTGTCAACAGCAAAGACATGCAGGACGACAAGACGCAGAAGGCAGTGGCTGGTTTCATCAGGAACTCTCTGGAGCAGACTACACCAGAGCTGGTTTCCAGATTTGGTAATGCATTCATTAATAATATGACTACAGGAATTCTTACCGAGATCCTGTCCAGTACTTGGTCGTTCTTCCGTACAGCGAACTTCAATACCGCGAGAGACGTCGCACGTCAGGTCAGCTTCATGCAGACGAATGAAGCAGAGAGTAGTAACGCTGAAGCGATACAGACCGAGCAGGTAAAAACACCTATGCCGATTCCGAGTGCCGATGCTGTGGGTATGCGGCAGAGCCTCGACGATATGATGAAGGCTCGGCTCCAGAACGCTACCGGTACGAACGAGAAATTCCGCATGCCTATACCGAAAGCAGCAGAGACCAGTACGGAGAGTACTGCTCCGGAGGTAAAAGCAGAACCGCCTATTGCTAATCCGAACGCCGGTATATCCTTAACGGCAGAAGAGAAGCAGCAGGTGTATGAAGCCACAATACCGGCTTCTGTGCAGAACCTGGCTGGGAAGCAGATCGTCGTTGGGCGCAAGCCGTACAATATTTTCTCCTATGCCAACATGCGTAGGGCTCAGGACTCTACACTTTCCCTTGATCTGGTTGCTGAAGAGTTCGAGATGATCATGGATGGCGCAAGTCCTCAGGCGGCAAAGAACACTGTGGCCGAGAACCACGGCCTGAATACAAGAGCTCAGACTAATGCCGAAGCTACTACTCAGACTACTGGGACTTCTACGCAGAATACAGCTACTAATACACAGGCTGCTACAAATACGCAGGCTAAAACAAATACTGCATCGAGAACGGCGAGTGCCGAAGACGCCATCCGAATTAACGCCAACCTTCCGTGGGTAACGAGACAGGAATACATCGGCCAGCAGAGGGCGCTTGGCAAGAGCCCGACACAAGCCAATCAGGAATTCAGTCTGATGATGACCCGAATCGAGAATAACGAATTCGGTGTGGGCGAAGTAAGGCATGCTGCTCCTGTTGTTACTGCTGCACCGGCCACAAGTAAAAAGGCCAATACCGGTGCAAAGAAAAACGGTACAGCTAAGACCGGCGGAACCAAGGCTAAGCGTGGCGGTCCAAAGAGCGCTTCACAGGCTAAGTACCAGCAGACTGAGGAGCACCTCGAGTCGGCAATCTCCGACTTGACACAGCAATACGAGGCACTATATAATAATTCCAGTAGAAATGAAACTCAGCTTCAGGCTGTAGAAACAAGACTTAATACTGCTAGACAGGACCTCGCAATATTACAGGCGAGGAGAAGGAGTTTTAATGGCACAACCAATACATTATCTAACGAAGCTCCCCAACGGGTCGGTAGTACCAATGACGGAGGAAGCGCTGCGGATGTATCAACGCGGGCAGTGGAATCCGGCGGAACGGGAACTTCCGGACAACTGGGAGGAAATGCGGGCGTACCTGGAGCAAATGGACGAGGAACCGGAGAACGAGTAAACGTATATAATACGGGTGACGGTGAGTCTCTCTACATAGAGAACGGCCAGACCGTATTTGACTCTGACACAGACGACAGTACAGTATTAACATCCGAAGAAAGAACCATTCTTGAAGCAGCTAAGAAGGCTGGTGTAGGAAGGGTTCTTTTTGTTATGTGCGATGAATTCGGCCTTACTATACAGCCTAAAGGCGGTGAGCTTCAGTCGGTTGCGGGAATCTTGGATCCGAACGGCAGCAAGACGTTGGTGTTCAATTTGAATGAAGACCACCGACATGCGTTCCATGAGATTAATCATGCTATCCTCAGCAGCATGTCCGACACAGAGAAGCGTACTTTCCTGAAGGGTGCTATGAACAAGATATTCGGAAGGAAAGCCGCACTCAAGGGGAAAGTCCAGGAGTATTATGCATCTTTTAATAAGAACGTATACGCAGCGCTGTTCAACACTGATAAACCTGCTTTCTACGACGCGATCAACGAGGAGATCTTCTGCGACATTGCAGCTATAGACGGCCTTGATCGTATGGCGCAGGAAGACGGGCAGAGCTATATCGCTGACATTCTTCCTGACTTGAACAAGAATGCGAAGCAGGCGCTTGAAGACTGGCAGAAGAAAACTGAGAAAGCCAGTGAATCTAAAAAAGCGGGCAAGTCCAAGAAGGCGAGCAAGGCCAAAGTAGAAGAGACTCTAAACGACCCTGTACCTGATTCGTCCAGAAGGTATACAGCAGCGGACGTACGGAGTGAGATCGATCTTACCGTATCCGGAACCGTTTCGAAAGACCGTGCGATGCCTATAGAGGACAGAACCTGGGACGACATTATCATAAACGACGACGGGGATGAGGTAACTCGCGCTCAGTTTGTTGCCCGTATGATGAATGGCTTCCGTGGTACTGATGGCGGATTCCAGCTCCAGGAAAGAGTGAACGGCGGTAAGGCGATGGATCTGTTCGATGCCACGTTCATGCGGCAGAACCAGAGCGAGACGAAGTTCTCCGTAGTCCGCAATGTTACAGACGTAAGAGGGCGTACCTATGATACAGCTCTGAAACTGGAGTATCCTTCCGAGGATGATATCTTTACTGATCCAGAGAAGTTCCTTGAATTCTTCAGGGAGAACCTTGCTGGCCATGAGCTCACTGTGTTCAAGGACTACGAGAAGGAAACCGTGTACCTTGGGACAGATGAGGACATCGCCAAGCCGAAAGGAAAGAGACCCTATACAGCACTGGAAGAGCTCCGGTGGAATACCAACCAGAACACCAGGCTGATCCTCCTGAATGCCGAAGAAGCAGCTGAAGTTTCTTATTACGACCGGCTCAGAGACCCGGATCAGGATAAAGGAAAGCATGGCGATCTCGATATAAATGGCTGGGATCGTAGAAAGTTCTATGTAATAACCCGGGATAATATAATTGCCCCGGCGAGACTTTACATCGCCAAGGGCAAAGACGGGCGTAATCTTGTATATAACGCCGCGGTAAATATGAAAAGAGGACGTGCGATAGACGCCGAAGCCACAGCAAGAAATAATTCTGCTGAGCACGGCCCCGCGCTAAGCCACGGGCTTAGTCTCGCAAGTCCTGAGGGATACGCAGCGCAGACACCGCTAACAACGGAAGGAAATTCCGTTGCGCGGCCATACTCGGCGCTTAGTTCCGAGCCCGCTTCCGCGCATCCCGAGGATAATAGAATACCACAGGGCGGCGAAGGCGTCAAGTCGGAGAATGTCAACACGGCTAGACAGACAAGATACTCAGCTCTCGACGCTCGGCACAACGAATTCGCTCCGGTGTTCTACAGCAAGATGCAGAACGTCATCGAAGACTGGACAGCCAATAGCGGTAAGAAGATGCCTGAACGCATGGGCGCTGGCAGTGTCGTGTCCTGGCTGAAAGGTAAGGGCGTAAAGGACGAAGAGATCAAGTGGTCTGGAATCGTACCTTACCTTGAAGGAAAGAAGTCCGTCAGTAGAGACGAGCTACTTCAGGTCATGGCTGAGAACCAGTTCGAGATTGAGACGGTTCTGTTTACCCAGCATGGCGGAAAGAACGCCCAGTATGTTAATGCCGATACGGGTGAAGTGTATAAATCCTGGGAAGCTCTTTATGACGCAGCAGAAGATATTGCCTCAGACCTTGGCTACTCCGGATGGTACACGATGGCAAGACCCTATAATGAGACTGGCGTAGAAATCTACTTAATTGATGAAAACGCCGAAGATCTCTCCCTTCTCAGAGCAGATAATCCAACAGCATCGGCGAGTGGAATTGACCGTATCATACAAGAAACTACCTGGGGCGAATATGTACTTCCTGGTGGCCTGAATTACAGAGAAATTCTATTCAGGCACCCTGGCCTTGGCTATTCTAATCGTGCTATGCGTGCGCACTGGAGCGATGTCGGGTCCGAGTCTGATGTTCTTGCGCATGCCAGAATTGACGACATGAAGGCGAAAGACGGAAGTTCCGTTCTCTTCGTTGAGGAAATCCAGAGTGATCTGCATAATGCTGGCGGCCAATCCGGATTTAATCAGCCCCTTACCGCAAAAGAAAAAGCCCAGCTGCAAAGGCATGATGAGCTTGAAAAGAAAGCCAATGATTTGTATAACCGGCTTTATGACGATGAGGAGTTAAATGCCCGACTGCGAGGCGTCCGCGATAAGTTAAGAAATCTTCGACTGATCATTAACAGCAGACTTGGAGCGGAAGACCGTGTCGGTTGGAATCTCGATTCCTGGCTTCACTCTGACGATTGGCCGTTAGCCCGTATTGAAATGTCTAGTGAGGACCAGAATGAAATAATCTATCAGTTCCTAACTGACGAAGAAAAGGATACGCTCGCTTCCTTCCGTGGAATCTATGAAGAGTATAAAGCCGCAGAGAGAGAAGCAGATAACGCGCCTATTCCTGTTCAGGCTACTAACGCGCCGCCTGATGTTCCCTTCGCCGGGTCCTCTGACACCTACCACGAGTACGTGATGAAGCACCTGCTCCGTATGGCAGCAGAAGGAGACTACAATAAGATTGGTTGGACCACAGCACAGCAGCAGTCTGATCGCTGGAGCGATGAGTACGCAGAAGGCTACCGTATTGAATACGATCAGAACCTCCCGAAGTTCATGCGCAAGTATGGCAAACAGTGGGGCGCTACGGTCGGATCTACCGTCCTGGAGAATGGCGAGGAAGTCTGGAGTGTAGACATCACGCCGGAGATGAAGGAAGATGTCCTGTATAAAGGACAGACCAAATTCAGTGCCAGAGGTACAAAACAAGTATCGCTAGACGAACTTCAAACTGCTCGTGAAGAGATGCTTAATCTGCGTGATCAGCTTAGCGATCGGAAATCGGATGTCGATGAGTGGAGCCGTAGAATAATGGACGGAGAAGCTGAGATCGATGACTATAATAAGTGGCTGTCCGATAGTGGCTACAACAGACTCTATATGCAGGAGCGTGAAGCGACTAGACGGTATACAGATCTCAACCGCGCTTATGACGAGCAGCAGGAGAGAGCGAATGCAGAAGCCGAGCAGAATGCAATAGAACAGTCCGGCTTATCCGAAGCGGAGTACTTTGGTAAGGAAGCCGTAAAGGTGTTCGGTTACACGCCGTATTTCTATGACGCCGGATACATTACTCCGAACGGAAGGATGCTGAACTTCTCTGGTGAGAAGGGTAAGCACTATGGCTCTCGTGGCCAGGATCATAGAAGCATTGGCCAGATCTTTGCGGTAACTTCCGGTACAGAAGCCATGAATAGGTTTATCAACTATGGTAATATTCGCCTTATGGCAGAGGCTCCCGGTCTGGATATCAGCGCGAATATCGAACCGACAGCAGAGCAGTACTCCAGAATTCGTGACTTTGCAAGAAGCGCTCGTGATGAGGACTACTTCAGTATCGACCTTACAGGAGAAGACGGAAGAATAATTGACACGATCGAGTACGAAAGCGTCAATCCCACGAAGATAGTAAATGACCTGAAGACGTTCTATCGTACTGGAGAAGTTCCGCAGCAGTCTGTTACTGAACAGTTCCATAGTAGATTTAGCGCTCTTGGTACACGGCAAGCCGATGCGGCAGAAATAGCCCAAGGCGAAGTAAGTGATACCAAATTTTCTGCGCATGTCAGTGACCAGAAAACGCTGGACTTCCTTAATAGCCAATTAGAGAATAGGGAAGTTACCCACACTTATAAAACTTTCCTTGAGATTGTTGACGAAGACGGGAATGTAAATCTCTATCCGCCAATGGCCTCTATGCAGAAGGTCGAAGTAAAAACAAAGAATGGTAAGACTAAGACCCAAAAGCAAATGGCCAATGCGATGCGCGTTGGTATTTGGGAGGAGTCTACAGGAAACCCAGACTCTAAGAACATTATTCCGGACGTATATACTGATGGGCCAAACAAAGGCGAGCAGAAGGTTGACGAGAACGGGAACAAAAAATGGCAATATAAGCTCCAGAAAGAAGATCCCGATCTGTCAGATGTAAACGCAGCTTATGATCCGTACCAACATTCAAGTAACGTCGTCCTGAACGATCAGTTCGAATCTGCGTGGAAGCGCCCCAGACTGGTAACCTACGAATGTATAATTCCGAACAGCGAATTAACAAGTGGGTATTGGTACGGTGTGACGGATCCGGATAAAGCAAGACGGGCAGATGGGGAAGTGATAACCGCTGCTCTGCCGGTCGGTATGCATGAGTGGCATAAAGGTGTAATCGCTGGCAATCTAACAAATACAGATCGACAGGTTTACATGACGAGATGGCTCATGCCGACTAGGAGAATGTCCAATAGCGAAGTCGCAAGAATGTATAAAGATATTCTCGACGCCGAATCTACACCTATTGCAGTACCGTATAATGTCGTTCCGCCAGGATTACAGGAGGAGCTTGAAAAGATTGGTGTTCCTATCGACTATGAGGGGACCGCCGGATTCCGGTCTCTCCGGGATAGATATGGAATCGAAAAGTATCCGATAGGACAAAGAATAGCAGAAGAGGATACTGCTAGCTTTGGAACTACAGAGAAAGCTAATGGCCAAATAGGCATTGACTTTGATTCCGTCAATACACCGACGGTAAGATACTCCGCCTTATCTATCAACCCTGCTACCGCATACGACGCCTTCGGTGATGAAGTTGAAATTTCCAACACCAACCCTGAGGTAACTCAGTCCACGCTCTCCGATCAGATCTTCTACTCCGAAGACGGTAATACCGCTTACTACCAGCTCGACACTGGTGAGACCGTAGTAATGGAGAATGTCGGCGAGAATTCTCTCGAAGCACAATACATTAATTCTTTGGAGGCAAGGAACAATGCCAACAGTTCTAACACTACCGCAGCAAAACCTTATACAATACCTCCTGCAACTCGGAATGCCTCTGATGGATATAATAACGATCAATCGAATGATGGCTTACGACGAGGAGCGGAAGAAGTTCCTGCGCAGAATCAAGAAGGAACACTTCGACGTACAGGAGATAATGCAGAACGCAATGAAGAGAGTGGACCGCAGGGTGAGAAGCCGCAAAGTCTGAGGACTCTGTACTCCGCAATCTTCGGACCGGATACCACAAACAACAAGGGCGACCGTACATTCGGTATCTACGACGCACTCGGTAATAAGATCACTTCTCTTGATCAGTATCCCATGGCCTCGTTCGAACAGCTGGTTCTCATCAAAGCCAGAGATGGCGACATGGCAGATATCGAAAACCTGATTAACGAATACTTCGAAGAGAACGGCCCGATATCCGGGAAGAGCTTCGATATCGTCCAGTCTTGGGTTGATGCGAAAGACGATCTCACGCCGGAGAGAAAAGCTGAAATTCACAGGATCATCGAAGAAGGCAGGAGAAAATATGGCTCACTGAAAAAAGGTAAAGACGACAGGAAGCCGGATGTTATTCTTCCTAAGAAGAAAGTAGGAGCGGATGGAACTGAGAGGAACATCCGTAAATTCGTTCAGACTGCGGCATCTAACGTGGAGAATGAACATCTCACGGAGCGTATGCTGTACGAAGGAATGACGAACGAGCTGCTCGGTTACCTGCCGCAATCCAATGCGGAGTCCCTGCAAAAGGCGAGATCTATTCTTTCCAACAACTTCAGCGGTAATCTGGATAATGCCGCAGCGTTCTTTAAAAATATTGTCGAGTCCGGTAGACTGCCGAAGGCAGAGGAAATCGCTCTTGCAGAAATCCTGATCCAGGAATACGGCGCTGACCCGAACACCCACAGCAAAGCAACAAGGGTGATGGCAGACCTGGCTATCCTCGGCACAAGCTTAGGACAGGCTACACAGGCATTAGCCATTATTAAGAAGGCAACACCGCAAGGCCAGCTGTATTACCTCAATGGCGTTGTCCGGCATCTGAACTCTGTATACGAGAAACGAATTCAGAGCGGAAAGATGAAACGGATCGAGCTGAAGCAGGCACTAGCCGAGAAACTTCTTGCAGCTGGTAACGGCATGAGTACTGAGGACGCCAGAAAAGAAATCGAAGCCATCATGGAAGAGATCAAGAATGACCTGGCCTCCCAGATCCCGGCAACACCGTGGGATAAGTGGAATGCATGGAGATACCTTGCAATGCTTGGTAACACCAGAACGCATATACGAAATGTGCTCGGTAACGCAATGTTTGCACCCGCCGTATTCATTAAGGATATGGTCGCAAGACAACTTGAGCAAGTCCCCGGCTGGATTGATCCCGAGTATAAGATGCATATGCCCGGTGCTAATCTCAATGGCTGGCTGCTTAACAATGCGGACAACCCGTATGTACAGTTCGCCTACGACGATTACAAGGATATGCAGGACGTCATCGGCGGAAAGAAAGCAGGGAACAAGTTCTCTGATGTAAGCGACATTATATCCAGACGGCGAATCTTCGATAACGACACACTGAATGCTCTGGAAAAAGGTAACAGTGAATTCCTCTCCAAGGAAGATACTGTGTTCCAGCAAAGGTATTACGTCCGCGCATTGGCCGAAGCACTACAGGCCAAAGGCGTATCTATTGATGAGCTGAGTACACTCGGTACTACAGACGCAGGTAGAACGCTCCTTAATCAGGCAAGACAGTATGCAATGCAGCAGGCACAGCGGAATACCTACCACGAGCTTAACACCTTTGCAATGGCGCTGAACAAAATGAAGGCGTCCGGTCCTGTACAGAATCTGCTGCTAGAAGGCCTTATGCCGTTCACCAGCACACCGTCCAACATCTTTGTACTTGGCGCACTCAAGTATTCTCCGATCACTCTGGTACGTTCGATCGTTCAACTGAGGAACGCACTCCAGAATGGAGAAGGGAATACCATGCAGATCCTGGACGATATGGCCGCCGGTCTTACTGGTACCGGAGTCATGGTTCTCGGCGCTCTGTTGTCTGCTGCCGGACTGCTCCGTGGTGGCGGACCGTCTGACGATGACGAGGATAAGTTCGAGAGACTGCAAGGACATCAGCCTTGGTCGATTGAATTCCCGTGGTTTGAAAGCGGAAAGAAGGCCAGCTTCACGATTGACTGGATGGCACCTATGTCTATGCCGTTATTCGTCGGAGCTACATTCTATGAACTGGCTAGCGGAGAGATGGACCTGAGCGATCCCGCAAATCTGTGGAGAGCTCTGATGGGTCTTGCCGATCCTATGCTGTCCATGTCCATGCTGGATGGCCTTGAGAGCACACTCGGTTCTCTGTCCTACGCCTCTGAGACTGGCAGGATCTCCACGCTGCTCGCAGCTATGTTCACAAGCTACTTCGCGCAGGGTGTACCTACGTTATTCGGGCAGGTAGCAAGAACGTTTGACCCGGATAGAAGAGCGACGTACACTGACCAGAACAGTCCGGTACCCGGAGCTATTCAGAGGTTCGTTCAGAACTCTATTCAGTCCAAGATTCCCGGCTGGGAGAATCAGAAGATGGCATATGTCGACGCCTGGGGTAGAAAGGATACCAACGACAACATCTTCCTCAGAGCACTAGAGAACTTCCTGTCTCCTGGCTATGCAAACTTCGTTGACACGACCCCGGTAGATGAAGAACTCGAGAAGTTGTACAAAGCAACCGGAGATAATTCCGTACTGCCCGACATGCTTGCAAAGAAGTTCATGGTCGATGGGGAAGTAAAGAATCTCACAGCAGATGAGTACGAACAGCTAATGACGGAGGCAGGCCAGCTTGCCCACAACATTCTTTTCGAACTGTTCACGGATGACAGGTATGAAGCACTCGGTGATGACTTCGAAGCCAAGAAGAAACTGGTTGAACAGGCATTTGATTTCGCAGCTAACTTCGGACGATTCACAGTAGACGACCACTTTGCACTGTCCTCTACAGAGAAGACGGCGAACCAGGTCGGGGCGGTGGACTACTTCCTTACTAAAGGACAGCTTCCGACAGCGTATTCAAACGATCAGTTGTTCCAGCTGCTCGTAACTGACCCGTACCTTTCTACCGACCAGATTGCCGACATGGTCGCTGCGGAGTATTCCGCTCCGAGGCAGATCAATAGCGTTGGTTCCACCGGTTATGTGTACGACATAACGGAGGAAGACAAGGCCGCAATCCGGGATATCTTTACAGAGGAAATCAGGACTGAGGTTCAGAAGCTGGAGAACGATCCTACATACCAGAAGGCTGATTCGAACGAAAGAGCCTATCTGCTGGATGATGCCTACGACCGCGCAAGAGAAGCTACCAAGACTCGTTACGGCGAAATACTGGATAGTTCCGGAAGGGCAAAGGATCTCGGCAGAGCTTCCTCCGTCGGTAAAGAGAAGTGGGGAGTAGCGATCAACGCCGATAAGACAATCCCCGAGCAGGCAAAGTATCTGTCCGATAGCTATACTGGAGACAAAACTCTGGATAATCCTGACAAAGCTGGTTGGGTTATTAACCTCGATGAACAGCAGCAGAGAGCGCTAAAGGGCAGATTCGCAGAAGCTTGGGAAAAAGACTATGCAGCTTGCCTGAATTCTAGAGCCTATCGTACGGCTGAAACAGAAGAAGATAGGGAAGCTATTGTAGCCGCCCAGTTTAATAAGACTGCGGATAGAATCGAAGAAGCCTATGCTCGAGAGCTTGGCAAAGATCGGAATGTAAGCCAGTCCCTCGGTGACATCAAGGCCGGGTATAACTGGAAAGAAGCCTACCAGATCGCTGTAGATAACTTTGACACAATCGAAGAGATGGCGGCATGGATGGCAGGAAAGATGACAGGCGCGACAAGCATTGACAACCCGAACCAGGTTGGTCACAAGATGGTACTGGATTCGGCGCAGAAAGCTACCGAAGCAAGACACGAGCAGGAGAGATTCTACGACGTGGCTGTGCAGATGATGAGCTCTCCGGAATTCAACGCCTTGTCCTTCGATGAGCAGGCAGGTGCGCTCCATGATCTTGAGAACGCAGTGGCTAACCTCGAAGAAGGAAAGTACGCGCAGTGGCTGCTGGACAACAACATGAGCTATGAGGATAAGCGGGATGTCTCATCCAGCAGGAATGAAGTATTCTTCACCATGCTGTTCAACGACGGGCTCACAAAGCAAGAGCAGTTCGATCTGCTCGAGCAGAGGTACACGAGCAAAGTCGGAACGAGCATAAAGAACAACACTCTTAGCTACGTTGAACGGGCACACCGAGTCGATGCCTACATGGACTACATGGCCGAGAACTTCGATGCGTTTACGTCCAAGTATCTCACGTCCGAGCAAGAAGTTGAGCTTATCGAAAAGATGGCGGCAGCTTTCGAGGCAGGTCCGCATAAGAAAGCCATGAGTACATCTGGCAACCAGACCGCTGCTGACTTCGGTATTACATCTAAAGTTACTGATGCCCAGGATCGTGCTAATAAGTCCGATCCGAACTGGGGCTTCAGTCGTTGGATGAATACGCCTCTCGACTTCAATAGAAGTCTGAATAGAGGCTATGTAATACCGCCCAACAGGTCCTGAAACGACAAAACCCCCTACTACATTTCTGTAGTAGGGGGTATCTTTTTTTAGGATAATCGCGCCTTAATTCCATTCGTGATCCAGAAATAAACGAAGTTCATCGTAGGAAAGGTCAGACTCGTCCTGCGCTTGATTAAGCCTTATCTTGTTTTCTTCTGTCTTATACTTTTTATATTCTTCATAAGCAGATACAGACGCCATGAACTTCTCGCTCCTGATCTCAGCAAGCTCCTGATATTTTCTTATTATCTGTCTTGAGGTCATTCGCTTTTCCCCGTAATGAACTCAGAGTGAGGAAGGGTTTCCATCCATGCACAGAACTTCCGCCATTCTGGCAAACGATGCTTTTTACGCTGCGCATAAATTGTTTTCAGTTGCCTGTAGTTTGTAGTCATCCGGGCAGTAAGACAGAATCCAGACGGAATGTTATAGATAATCTGAAGGAATAATTCTTCGGATGGACATTCGTTGTACTTCTCAATATCATGCTTCAGCTGGCGCTTGGTGCATTCATACACATACTCATTGCACTGCTCGTCCAAATCGAATTTCATAATGCAGTGCATAGAACTCATGCTGGAAACAAACGATAGCCAGTTGTATCTTTGAGCTTCCGGCCAGGCTTTCTCGGACAGTGTTAAATCAAACTGCACGATAATGCCATTTAAAAAAGTATCTTCTCCAGATCCTTTCGGAGCTTGCGCGAGTCGTAGAACAGTCTTGGTGATATCCGAATTACACTGCTCCGTGTCAGTAGCAAACGGATACTTAGACGCTTTTATGGATTCGTCCAACCCATACACATTTACATTAGTTACTATATCCTTCATCCGTTATCAGATCCTTCCTATCGCCGCTATAAAAGAACTCATTTTCCTTCTGATTTAGATATACCGGGAAGATATCTTTAAGAGTATCAACAAGGCCGTTGTACTCCCAGAGATTATCCTCAATATCAATTTCATCTAATCGATCTACTATGCGTTCGACTTGTTTATAAATTTTGTCACTCAGCATTTCTTATCCTCCAATAAGTACCGCGTCAGAACTGTGGACGAGATAAGTAGTTCCATCAATTACGATCTGCAACTGGTCGCCTTCATAATCTTTCCACGACTGGACTTTTCCTTCAATCACTTCTCCGTTAGGAAGTTGGATGATAGCCTTATTGAAAGAATAGGTCAGATCCAGTATCTGTTTGTTGCATCCGCCGAAGAACATACAAACCAGAGCAGTTACAATAATAAGATAAATCCATTTTTTCATTTTACCAAATCTCCACTTTAATTATTGAATTCGGATGGAAGGGATAGAAAGTGTCTTCCTCATCAGGATGGTTGTAAAGGTATGCCAGGTATCGGTACCAATCTATCGTTCCGTCCCGTATTCTCTTCAACCTGGCGAAGTATGTCGCCATATCCTCATCATCAACATGCGTAGTACGCGCAATGTTTTTATTTAGAATATATGGTTCTTCCATGACTACTTCATAAGGCGATAGAAACCAACAAGTACCAGGACTACGATCAGTGTCGTAATCCAGATGGGGGAGAGTACCCAGACCCATGACCAAGTGATTACCTTCATAAGCTTTAATGCAATAAATAAGAGGGTTAGTAGTCCAACGAATCCTATACCACCTGCGCTAGAATTGTTATTTTTCATTTTCTTTCTCCTTCAGTTCCCATCTGCCGGTTCCTCATATGGCTTGTCCAACCAAGAGTCCGGAATGAAAAAACCGTTGTCTGAGGTATAGCCGTTCTTGGCAATTTGATAGCTATGCCATAGTCTGGGGAACTGCTCATTAAAGAGTGCTTCAAACTTATCCCGGTTAGTAGGCGCGGGGTTCTTTGATTCTTCGTAGGACTTTACCTTCTCAATAACTTCCTCTGGCGTATAATCCCGTAGGATGTCTTGGAAGACAGTATATTTTCCAAATATCCTCGGGTTTTCATGCATTGAAAAACCGCCATTACTAGGATCAAGATACAACTTCTTTATTGCCCACCACAATTCGTAACGTGCATCATCCGCGCCTTTGTCGTAGGCCTCGTCGATTTTTTCCTTTCCTTCCTCAGCAGTCCAGCCGGAGAGTTCTTTGTATGCCTCGTCCTTGCCCGCATCGTGTCCGTTGGCATAGCCTTTATTGTACTGACGGTGCAACTCTTCGGTTACGTCGAACGCACCAAAATCTCGACGCCCATGGATATACCCATTCTCCCAGATGTTCTCAAGCTCCGCCCGGATGGCCTGACCTTCTGGAGTATGGCGAGTCATGTACCCGTCGACTATTTCGCTTTTAGTTTTCATTCTCTTCTCTTTCTAAAGCATCTAAGGCTTTGTTCAAAAAGTCGATCTGCTCATTTAGTAGATAGCCAGTAACTCTACAGTAATAGAGAAACTCACGCATCGATTCAATTGTCCATTCGGATTTATCTTTCATTCTTCCTCCTTAGTTAGAATCTCAAAGACTTCTTCCAGCTTGTGCAGGACAATGCAATCATCATAGGCTAGCATCGGCTTACTCTTAATATCAATAATAGAGTCATTGACCAACGCATGCATCGCTTCAATATCATCCTGGCTAAAGAGTACTACGCGTTTCATTCCTGCTCCATCCCTTCGATTCCAGACATCCCTGCCCCGCAGTGCCAACAGTAATCTACTTCCGCCTTTGGACTTATCTCGTCGCTAGCGCCACAGTTGGAACATACTACGTAGATGTTACCGCTATCAGCGCGGCAGATGTATTTCCACTTAGCTTTCTCCAGCCCTTTCGCTCTCTTCTGATCTATCTTATTAGCCATTTCAGCTATACTCGCTATAGAGCGGACAACCTCAGACGCCACACTGGGGCGCAGGTCGAAGGCCTCCATTAACAAATCGATTGCTCTTTTCTTAAAAGACTCTTCTGTCATCAGCTTTCCTCCGCTTCGATGATGGTTGGTGCGCTTGCTATTTCTCCAACCATATTTAACAGTTCATGTCGTCTCGCTTTGTCTTGCAAAGATTTTCTGTAATCATAAGCCTCGATAAACCGCTTGCAATAGTCGATAAGTGGCTCTGCTTCTATCAGCCTACCATGCGGTGTCGGAACGTCAGCGATAGGACACCATTCAGGTTTTCCTTCCCCGTATTTAACGGATTCTCTTTCTGGATGACGTGAGCAGTATGTTCCGCTGTTTCCCCAAAGTTTGGAAAACTCACAGTCAGAACAGTAATTTGGGAAGCGCATATCTTTCACAAGTACGCTCATGTTTCCTCCTTCGGCGGTTCTGTACGATTGCCCAGAATGGTTTCCGCTCCGTACTTGTTCCAATGGTCAACAACTTTCTTCAGCCTCTCGGCCATTTCGTCGTTGATAATAAACGGCTCTCCAACAAGAATGAGCTTAGACGAGCCAGACATCATTTCAGTATTCGATTCAAGTTCTCCTGCATCGAGAGGGTAAAATCCGTTAGAGTAGACACTCGTTCTCTTTTTTCCAATACGAACAGCCTTAATCTCTGCCTCGATGAGCTTAAATTCTGTCGTTCCGTCTGGGCGCTCTTGGCGGCGTATATAACCAATACGGTCTTTCGTAGTAATCATTCTTTTTCCTCCTCCGGAGGTTCTGGTAGCGGCATCCAGTGAGTCGGTTGTTGTTCGAGGAGCGAAACTGTTGTTTTCCAACCTCCGCCGCACATTACATGCCATCTGCCTACTTTTCGATAAGCCACTGCCATATTTCTTTTAAACGAGATAAGCACATAAGTTTCATCTTCTGGCATCTGCTCTGTAATAGGAATCCATTTCGGCTTGCTTAGTTTCTCAAGGATATCAGCGGCTTCACGCATTGGAGCTGAATCGCAGTAATGCTTCTCCTCTATTGGCGCGAAGCATCCATACTTTTCATGTTTGTAGCAGCAATTTGGACACCATTCATCTGCTTGTGCCCGTAAGCGACATATTAGTTCTTCATACATCTTCTGTCCTCCATCGCTTCATAGCAGTCGTGAACTTCTCTCGCATCAACTTCGCAATCCCACTTAGCGCAATAGTCATAGTACCAGTTGTACCATCTGCAATTATCGCAGTTCATTTTTTATTCACCCACAATCCATTTAAAACGCAAGCAAGTATTACACCGAATCCAATCAGCACTTCAGCTATGAACTTAGATACCCAAAAACCGATCATGTTTCACCTCCCATGTCAGCACCACAGTTCGGACAAAAGTGTGTCCTTTCTAATACACTTTCACCGCATATGCTGCAATCGAAATGCGCTATTCCATACGCAAAGAATTCCGCTCGATACTCCCACTTACCCTTTTTCCGTTCGATCGCTTCCGCCGCATCATCCAGCAGCTTCTGCATACAGACCGTTTCGCCTTTTTCTCGTCGAAGTTCATCATATTCGCATTCACCGCAGAGACATTCTCTACATATGCCGATCTTCTCAAGAACATTAGCCATACGTCACCTCATATCAGCACCGCAATCTTGGCAGAAGTTTGTTGGGTACGGAAGGCCATCATACCCACAATTCGAACATCTGTAAAAGACATCGAAATCTACATCGAAAGGAATCCATTCGCCCTTCTTCCTCTCGATAACATCGGCAGCTGGAAGATTTCTTATTTCCTTTATGTGCCTGTCACAAGTATCGTTAATAGCTTTATAGCAATCTTCCGCAGAATATCCATTTGGCGCTGCAAACATTGCGATTGTTAATAGATTCGGAGTTATTTCAACTTTATCCTCTCGGATAAGTTTTATTACCTCATCTTTCTTGACGTACTCATCCATTTTCCACCTCCTCTTCCTGGAGCCATTCATCTTTCTCTGGATGATATGTGTAAGGATACATACAGAATTTTGTCATTTTTTTATTACTCCTACTTACCGACATTAATGTCGGGGACATAATTTCACGAGCGAGGATTTGCACCTCGCATAGTCTGCATTCCTGCGAGCGTCCTCCGATGTTTCCATCCCGACCACTATCAGACCTTATGATCTAAGCGTCTACCTATTCCGCCACCGTGAAAGTGTTTTCCATCAGAGCTCAGAATAGATCTTCTTCAGTTCCTCGATGTCAAGGTCTGCCAGCTTCTGATCTTCTTTCGCAGCGATGAGTTCGGCAATTCTCTTTTTCTTATCTGCTGCGGCTTTCTGCGCTTTCAGTTCTTCAACGCGCTCCTGCTTCTTCTCGAAGATATACTTTACGATCTCCATCTTATTGATGATGATCGCGTCTTCAGAGGACGGTTTCATAAGAAGGGATGTCTCATCAGCAGATTTCTTCTGTGCTGACAGGGACTTATATACGCTGTTAAGGTTATCGATAGACAGGTCCCACAGGTCTTCTGTGCTTACGAGTCCTTTGGAATACGGATAGCGGTACTTGCTTTTACTTGCCTCTTCGAACAGATTCATTTTCTTTTCTCCTCAAAATACAATTTTCATCATACGTTCGGTAGCGCCTTTGACTTTAACAATGACGCTGTTTCGTTTTGTGGAACTGAAGCCAAGACCGGAAAGCTGATCCGGGACAGTCTCAACTTTCATCTTTGCTCCAAGAGCTTCAAACACTCGCTTGTGTTCAACAAGTTCCTGCTTCAGAAATTCGTTATAGAATCCATTCGGTTCTTCCGGATTCACGCAGTCCTTCAGCATGAACATGTAGTGCTTGTGTCCGATTCCATTCTGTTCGTCCCAGTAATTCGGACTGTACATCATAACGGTCACGGGAACAAAGCTATTTGTCTTCAGACCCCATAGATCAATGGAAGACGATTCTTCATTGAGATAAGGCTTGATAGTGAAGGCACCGTTCTTCAGCGTTACGTCAGCTACTTTCACTTTCTCTCCCTGGCGAAGCTCTTTCCTGTAGTCGAACTTATAGATCTGGCCGTCGAATTCGATCTCGGCCCTGAACCCATCACGGCCACCTCGATTACTGAACTGGTGGACGAAGAAGCTATACGTTCCTTCCCTCATCCGGCCAAGATTAGGCCATGCGATATTCTCAACAGAAGAGACTCCTTTTATAGGGGAGATAATATCTACATCAAGAAATCCACCGGTGTGCGAATGCTTATTACAATAGTATATTTCGTTTCCAGAAGGCTCGAAGCAATGAGCATCAAGGTCATTCCTGCTGTACTCTTCTGTATCGTTCCACTGAATACTGAACCGGAGAACACCATCGACATTACCGCCAGCGTTCTTAACATTCTGTTTCACATCGCTGTCTGTGATATTACCAGCGTAAGCCCAGGAGAATGCGTTATCCCACTTGAACATACTCGGAGCATCTTTATTGACAGGAGCAATCACAGAGCACATGTTGGCAGCATGGCGATTCTCGAGATAGACCTCAAGATCAGTCGAACCAGGCAGCACATCCGAAACGAATTTATCCACCGGGATCTCTTCAAGCCTATCGAATTTCTTCGGGCTCTGTTTTACATCGGCGAGCATATCATCGAAGACTGAGCCACCAATTCGCTTCTTCGCATCTCTATTCGAGAAGAGAATGTTGTTTACTGTGATATCGTCAAGCGTTGCGAACCGTCTCTGGAGGGAATCCATATAGCCGAGTTCTTCGATTTTCTTCTTGGCATCTTCAAGCATCTTCTTTGTGTAGATTGCTTTCGGACGTTTGTAATTGGCCGGGGCAACAACCTTCTCGTACCGGCTGACAGCCTGGTCTACATCCATTCCTTCAGACAGATCAATCAGAAGTGTTCCGAGGGAAGTGTTACGGATCTTGCTTACAGTAACAGGGAGCCCTTTCGCCTTTCTCCATGCGTATAGGTTTACCTGCTCGTCGCTCATCCCTTTGATCTTGTCCTTCTGTTCCTTGAGCTGCCGAATGGAACTTTCCCATTCGGGCCCTTTGTACAGCGTGTTTGACTTGATTAGTTCATCGACGATATCTACGGCCTCATCGGTTATTTCAGTGAGAGACCTTTTGAAAACCTGTACTATTGCTCTGTAGTTTTCTTTATGCTCCGGTATTTTATCCGGGCTATATACGAGGTCCTCCGGAACTTTCACATAGAAGTGGTCATAAGTAATTGTTTCTCCGAGTTCCTCATCATACTCGAAATTGCTTCCGCCGAATCGTTTATCCCTGCTGAGCCAGATACTTTCAATCGGTTTGCTCTTAATGTATTTATCCATCTCGGATGCTACGACATCGTATGCAGGATAGCCGGTTCTTACATCCCAAATAGTTTCGACCTTCAGATCTTCTGTTATGAACACAGCATTCCCAACATTCCGAATGAAATGTCTACACGTTGCGCAGTCGTGCGCTGTTCGAACTCGATACAGCGGATTGCTCCCATCCGGGAAGCTGTTGAGATAGTGCTGCCACATCTCATCCTTGTCTACAGCGACGGCAAAAATCTTTCCGTAGTTTTCTTTGTACAGTGCATTGAATCTTTCAGTGACTGCATCCGCGAATTTTTTAAAGTTCATAAGTTCTCCCTCACATAATTAATTAAATGTCTGGTTCTTCATGCCACATCCGGTACAAGTTCAAAGGTATATCCTGCAACCGTTCTCCGTGCTCCATCTTTCTTTTTATTGAACACGGCGTTGCAGATAGAGCTGTTGTAACAAAGCGGAAGACCAAGACCTTCACAGGCCTCTCTGTATCCGTAATATATTTCCCCTGTCTCGATTACCCTGATCTTGGTTCTGGCTCTGGTGTAATCCGGATACCCACAGAAGCTCTGCCGATACAGACCGTATACACTCTTGTAAACTCTCGTTGCTCTGGTTCCGGAATACAGAGTTACACAGCCGCTTGAATCTGTCTTCAGTATCCTCCCGGTTTTATTGTTCCGGACTTTCCAGGTGTTGCTCACAGAGTACATCGGATACTCTTCTATAACACGCCATTCTTCTTGCATAACTCTATTACCTCGTTTTCTCTACTTCACATGGGGAATAAGATCTGTACTCCCCGCCATAAGTATCATGTTCGTTACAGTGCGTGATTGCTAGCGTGGGTGTAAATTGCTTCTGGTCTAGAGTCAGGGAAAAGTCTTTCTCGATCTCGCCAAGAACCTTTGGCATATGAATAAGAGCGTATCGGAGACTACCCTGAAACGGATTAAATACATTCGTCTTATCGAACAGGTCGTCCCCAAGCCGTTCGGAAGATACCTCATCTTTCAATGGGCCATCCCCGTGCCTAGTAATATAAGACCTAGTTACGTAGCACACTTCCGCATTGAAGTCCTTGTATGGAGCCAGGAGTTTGACTGGATTCTGTATGCCTGTATTGGAAGTCGTTAGCCAGATCCCATCTCGGTCCTTATCAAGGAGCAATCCCTGCGCACCTTCAAAGATGAATGCCTTATGGTTTTTCCACAACAGATCGAAAAGGGAGTAGTTAACATTATCAATGAATGCCCGGAGATCATACCAGAAACGCTTCGCCAGACTCTCTGCATACACGGAATCTTCAGTAAAGTATTTCTTCCATAATGGTACGCTTTCCAGATCTACTCCGAACTTGGAAAGCCGATATCGCACCCAATCCATCATGCGCCCCGCAACAACCATGTAGCGAAACCTGTCCAGATCGCTCAGCTCCGAAATGGTGTAGGCATTATCCGGCCTTTCTTTAATTCTGTCAGTCGTGCTCCAACTTCCGTAACAGCAGCTGCCGTACTCACGTGCTCCCGTTTTGGCGGCGATGTAGTCCTCTATAATGAGGTCAGCCATCATATCGAACGGAGTAACAACAACACAATTAGGATCACACAGAACAGTAGGGGAGACGCCATGTGCGTGTAGTTCATTAAGCTCTCGACAGAAATCCATGGGATGAACAAGGAAGGAGTCAGCGTAGTAGGTAATGGCCCCCTCCTTAGTTCCGGCAGCAAAGTTATGGAAGACGTGTCTGGTTCCATCCTCATAATCTACTGTATGCCCGCGCTGGGCAGTGCCGTTATGGAACACAGTGATCGGTCTTTCCCCATCAGAGCGGAATTGCTTGGCGAAGTACCGGGACATCAGACCCTTACCTTCATCGCCGTAGTTCGCGCCTATAACTATTTTTACATCATGCTCCATAACGGCAGCTCCTTTACCAGCTTATTTCCTGAGTCCCGGGATTACTTACATCCTCGACCTCTCCGGTTACTATGTCAGAGATCAACGTACTAAGGTTATCAATAGTAGATACATGGTAGTTCTGACCCAGCAGCTCCCATGACTTATCTACTGCTTCGTCATAATTATTTCTTTCGTAGCAGGAATGCCTGTCCTTAACTGAGATGTGGTGGATCTCGAACTTCCTCACTGCTTCGGAGAACAGCTCTTCCGTTTCAACATCAGCCTGAAGATTATCTCCGATGAATTTTCTTATCTGCTCGCTGCGAAGAACAGGATTCAGTCTCTCATCTCCGAGGGTAATCAGAATTCCTCTTGCGCCTCTTGACCAGCAGTCGAGCTTGCAGTGATTGATTCCCATATACCAGGCCGCTGTGTAGGACTCATAGTTGTTTCCGCCACCGCCGCCCTCGAAGAATACTTTGTCCAGATGCTCGGCTATCCGGACATCTGATTCAAATTGAGAGATCTGAACCGGAGCTTCGTCATATACCAGATCTCCGATTGCCATGATGCAGAACTCCACGTCCGGGCATTTCCCGGAATCATAGACCTGCTCCATAATTTCTCCCAGCTTCTTGGATACTTCAACCGCAGCCGATCCCATAGAGCCAGTGACATCCAGAGCCAGGATTACCGGGCGCGTATTTGGATGCTCCGCTGTGTCAAGGCATTCACGCATTACTTCATAAGGACTCAAAGCCCTGTCGATTGTTCGTTTCTTATAAACCGTCTGAGTTGACAAATCATCGCATGTCGCATAGGCACTCGCGCTCATGAACTTGGTAGAAACTGTATAGTCATTAAACGCGGTGCTTGTCCAAGATCCTCCACCCATTACTCTTCCTCCTCCTGCTCTTCCTCATCGAAGTCGAACATTCCGTCAAACATACCGCCGAAGTCTTTACCCATCATCATAAAGGGGATCATCGCACTCATCTGGTTTCCCATACCGCCAGCGTTGCCCTTCATCATCTCGGACAGCATCATGTACTTCATGATCTTCTCGGTTCCTTTTTCGCCTTTGGTAAAATCAGATCCGAACATGGATACGATCTTTCCATAGAAGTATGTGTTGCCCATGAATACGTGGCGCTCCGGCAGCAGGTTCTCAATCGTAGCATCCTCATAATTGATAGCGGTGATCGTGTCCTTGTCAGCAGACACAACGCACTTGGGTTTACCACCTACCAGGATGATGTCACCCTTCTCTACCTTGTTCGTCGGGATGAGGAAGAAGAACTCCTCGCCGACATTGAAAACAAAGTTGTTGCAGTTGGTCAGCTTGTTGGTCTTCGGGTTATAGGTCTTATACCCGGTGGACGTCTTTACCGCAATCCCGCCAGTCATTGAGAGGCGGCACATACCGTTCGCAATCTTACCGAACATACCATTGAACATTTCCATAGTTACTTCTCCTTATAATAATTTAATAGCCTTGCTGTCTAAAACTGTAGTCAACTGATTGACTTTATGAATGTACTATACTACGAAATGTCTAATCAGTCAAGTCGTAATATGTCTACATTATTAGACGTTTTCGGACGAGCTAAAGTACTCATCTTCGAACACGTCTCTGTCCATAAATACCACGTCATTCCGATTCGAATCGTCATGTGACCAGATATAATTAATAATGTAGAGCTGCTCCTCTCGACTCAGCATGACGACATACCCTTCGCGGAACAGGAGTCGCATCAGAGCGTAGGCGCTATCCTCCGAGTGGCATACGATCTCTTCTTTAGGAATCAGATGGTTCATTCTTCTTCCTCCTTATCAGGCGCGGATTTCCTAGGGAGAAATTCATCCAACATCTCATGAAAGATGTCGGCAATATTCTCGGGAGTAGGGAAGGGTTTATCAATCCATCCCTGAGATCGAGAGCGAAAGATCGACCCATCCGCGGACCCGATAAAAGCACTGGCATATGTCTCAGGGAGGCCGATCACCTCGTCATCGATTCTCATCTCAAGTTTATAATACATGTGTTGCGTTCCTCTCTTTTAATGTGTATAATCTCTTGTACTACCATCGAGAGAATAAAAAAACCAGACGCATCTATAATGATGGTCTGATAAACTTGTCACGTTAAATTTGTGCTGTGACAAACCCGTGACATCTTCGGCAGATTGGCGTTGAAGCCCCCAGTAATTACTGGGCTGGTGAATGGTTTAGGATTCATCTCTCCAAAACCGTAGGCCGAGGGTTCGAAGCCTTCTTCCCCTGCTCCTAAAAGTTCTCAGATCTGCTTGAAACGGTAGGATCTGGGAACTTTTTTCGCTCCTATGGTTACAAATTATTTTTATTTGTTACCATAATTGAAGTGAATTTACAGACCTTTAGTATCAAATTGTTTCGAATTAGTATAAGTTGCGTGCCATTTACGTGCCACTTTTCCTGTCACGTGCCAAAACGTGCCACGTTTTTACCCTTATGGATAAGGGTAAATTTTTTAAACAGACAGTCTCATCTGCGGAGAGCTCAGCTTTATTGCGGTGGACTCCAGCTGCTGGGATGCAATGTAATCTGCATATACATCCATTGTCATGTCCGAAGTTGCATGGCCCATCAGGTACTGAACTTCTTTCGGAGTTATACCACTGGCCAGACATCTGGTACAGAACGTATGCCGGAGCTGATGGGGGTGCACGTGGAAATCCAGAGTCTTCTCAATGTAATCGCCTGTAGACGGACCTCCGATTGTACGGTAGTCTATCAGTTTCCACATGCTGCGGAAGGAACCCTCTGACAAGTAAGATCCGTTATGCATTGCGAACACATAGACGGACTTTGTTTTTCTCTTCAGATCCTTCAGTACTTCAATAACTTCCGGAGACATCGGGATCACTCGGCGGGATGCTTCTGTCTTCAGCAGATTATTGATGACGCCGTTCTTATTGGAGTCAAGATAAACCACGCTGCGTTCGATCTTCATCCGCTTATTCTCGAAGTCGATGTCCTTCCACATCAGACCAAGGGCTTCGCCTTTTCTCAATCCGCAGAAGAGGAGTACCACCAGAAACGGATATATCCTCGTGCCCTTCGTTGCCGTAAGAAGTTTTGTGCACTGCTCATCCGTCAGGGCTTTAACCTTTTCTGGCTTATCCGCTGTCGGCTTCTTGTTGTGCGTTGGAGACTTCGGGATGATATCGTTCTCAATCGCCTTATCGAAGATCTGGCCAGCATAGGACAGGATCTTCTTCTGGGTGGACACGCTGAGATGGGAATTGTGTCTCAGCAGTTTATCGATGTGCGCTGGTTTGATCTGGCGGATTTTCATTTGCCCAAGCTCGGGGATCAGATATCTTCTGAAGATGCCTTCTGTTGTTTCCTTTGTACGGTCATGCAGCCTACGCTGGGATTTGTAATCTTCGAGATAGGCCTCAGCCATTTCCCGGAAGGTGACATCATTACCGATGTCCCAGCCGCCTGCTATAAGAAGCCTTGCTTTGTCTCTCTTTTCCTCAGCCTCCTTCAGAGTCTTTCCAGAGAAGTACTGTCGCTTCCCGTTTGGAAGTGTGATAGATACACGGAATCTATCCGTTGCCATTTGTATTATCCTCCTAGTCATATCAGATGTCCTCGAAGGTAATACAAGAGATTTATACGCTCTCATATTACCATAGGACAACGGTCTATTCAAGTCGGAAAATGTCTACTTATTTTCTCCTCTGACGGGAAAAGACTTGCAGAGTTCCCTTTGATGACCGGGCTGTTGTATGCCTTATTCCATCTATCTTTTCGAGAAGAGGCTCCATACCAGAGAGCTTCATTCCTATTTTTGTTGCGGTGTCTTCCTCATAATCAAGATAGTTCTCCGCAGAAAAGGACTTAACGAAGGTAATCAGATCCGAGGCGGATACTTTCCAAACCACGGGGCCATCCTCCGTCTCTTCTTCAATTTCATCCAGATGGTATTTAATAGTCTTAACGACGGGATCTAGACGATACGATTCTTCCTCTTTACTTTCCCGGACTTCCTGTTCTCGACCGAGTTTCTCCCAACGATAGGTTACATTGTTGAATGACATCACGTACGTTTGTGGCTTGACATCACGCCCTGTGATTTCGAGCTTAGCTTCGGCGTCGTCCCATTTTTTCTTGGACATACCAAAGACGTAGTCCGCTGCACCGGCAGTACCATTTGTACCGCTCACGTTTCCGATCAGATCATTGGGGTCAATAATTTTTCTAGTGTGGTGAACGAGGAGAATTGAAATGTCGCGCTTCAAAGCAAACTTCTGTATCCGACCAGTTTCAGAATAGTCGTGCTGATAAGCTCCTTCATTCCGCTTTGCCTGACCTCGGATTTTCTGGAAGGTATCTATCACCACAAGCTTTATCTCAGGGTGCTGTTTCATCTGATCGTCGATATCATCAAACAACCCATCATCCAAGCTCGGCGCTTCCTCTGAATGGAAGAAGAGGTCGAGGCCATCACGATCTCCCGCAACCTGGTTCATACGCTCCTGGAGTCTTCGGTCATTATCCTCAAGGGCGTAGTACAGAACTCCTGCCTTCATAGTTTTCTTCCCGAAGAACTCCGTTCCCGTTGCAACAGAAATCGCCAGGTCCAAAGCAAACCAGGACTTACCGAATTTAGGAGGAGCAACTACGAAGCCCATACCGGGGGACACCATGTCCTCCACCAGATACACAGCAGGTTTTATGTAGCGGTTTCGCAGCTGCTCACCGTTCTCAAGTACGCGCCCTATCTTAACACGGCTAGACCTTACTTCGCCGAGATCGCCAAAGTCTGTCTCTCCCGTTCTCGCCTCGAACGGAATCGGATCGCCCTTCTTATACCGACTTGCCGAATGAGCGATTGTCTTCAGCTCCTGCTCCGGAAGAGGAGACTCAAGCCGATCCTCACTAAACACACGGAGCATCTTAAGGATCGTATCCTCGTCCATCCCTTGTTCACGCAGGCTGGAAGCAAAAGAGAATGTAGCACGGTTTCTGCCGCCTTCCGGAATTCTATTCTCAGAATCAGAATCTTCCGACTTCGTAGGTTCTTTTACTACCGGGGCCACATAGTCTACATCGACTTCGACATCCTCCAGAATTGAATCGACGTCAAGCGGCTCAGACCCTCCCTGCCAGTACTGATAATCGGCGTCCATAGAAACTGACGGCCAGAACATCAATCGTTCCGGCTGGTCAGTTGTTTCGTCCAGGGTCTCCGCCCCGACATATCCGCTTACATATCTTACGAGGTATGGGTACTCCTCAGGAGTAACAGGCCTGCTCAGAAGAAACAACCAGCGGAGTCGTGGGGCTTCCACTGTACTCGTGTGCGTAGTATGACAGAAGTAAATCCATGGTTCCCCATAGAAGTTAAAGTCCTCGATATCATGAGTGGTAGCATCGTCTGCGTCAATGGTCAGCACATATCGATTCTTTAAAAGAATCTTTGCGCGTTTCCCATACTCAAATTCTCCGGCGACATATCCACCACAGTCTTTCGCCTCCGTGCGATCTTCATTCGACATGGCTTTGTACTCATCAAGAGACTCGTCAGTAATGACAGGAGTCTTAAGTTTTTCTACAAAGTCATCCCACGCAATTCGACGAACCGAGCCTAATGGATTCCGACGATTTTTGAATTCTGTTATTACAATATCCATCAGGCATCACTCCTGATTCATACTAAGATAATCTATTGCTCCTTCTCCGTAGTCCCGCTGTATCCGGTACATAGAGACAAACATATTAAACCCGCAATTCTCACAGTGTCTGGGCCGTGGGCAGCATACACCAGAGTTGTAATAGCATACGTCCTCGTAATCGAATTCCCCGACCCACGATTCATCGATCGGATACTTTTCCAAATTTTTTAAGTCCTGTGTATCCATCTATCTCCAACCATTTCTGTAAATTCTTCAGACCCCTGGCGGCCTTCTCCGCTCTCTCATCCGCAGCAGCCACCTTCTTCTCTAACAATATTCGCTCCTCATCCATGATCTCCATCATCCGACGCAAGCGAACATTCTCAGAAAGAAGAAGGTATGTATTGTTAAAGTCAACCTGGCGTTCATCGAGTTCCTTCCGAAGCCGTTTGTTTTCTTTCTGAAGTTCCCGGAGGTCCATCTCCAGCTGGGATGCTACTCCTATTTTTTGTCTAGCCACTATGCGTTCCTCGATAGCCACACATTTTCCGGATGCGTCTTCTTCATCCACTTAAGAGCAAGATTACCAGAGACACCTGTCTTCCTGGCAAGTTCCTCACTCGATATGTCCGGAGTATAGGCCTTCTTAAGCTTATGCATCACTACCATGTTTACTTGCCTTGGTCGATACCCAGCGATGATGGATCGCAGACCGGAAAAATTAGTAGCGAATTTCTCGCAATCCTCTGTAGCTGCGCATCCTCTCGGGGTCCCCATGATAAGCATATAGTCACAAGTATCCGTGATAGGGGCGTAGAACACACAATCAAAATGCTTACACATATTTAGGATCCTCCTCTTCTTTTACCCGCCAGTATTCATCCAGCAGTTCTTGTAAATATCTGGCTGCTGTACCGGGGGCATAGGTAACAATGTCTGCAAGATAACTCCCTCGGGGTATCCAGTGTATATCGTCCCCATCCTTTGAATAGATGTGTGTGCCAGCAATAAACGGATAGAACATAACCAGATCGGAGGGCTTCTCAATTCGAACAGGACGATCATCCCCACCATATGAATAAAAGATCTCTGCACCTAAACGCTTATAGCATTCATACGGAGTCTCACTAGGCTCACAAGCGATCATACCGAACCAATCATACAGATCGCATTTACCGCTGAACTTACTCATATTCTTTCAACACCTCTGCAATCATCTTCGGAACATCCTTTCGCCGGATGTTCCGTTCAACTACTTTTCCGTCAACTAGGATCTTGAACTTATCACCAGGCTCTGGGAGAAGCTCAAGCTTTCCATACCCCTGATGCTGTCGTTCACTCAACGACTACCACCTCTGCGGATTCCGCTTTCTCCAGTTGGAGCTCTCCACCGCAGGCTGCATACCCGGCGAGATCCACCCAGTTATCGGTTTTTGCATGGCCGGATGCGATCCTCGCAATCTTTAACAGGGCGAGCATAGCCGCAACATCCTTGCCATCAAGAAGCCACGTACCTTTACGGCCAATGTAGACATTCCAGAAATTTGCAATTGCCATGAAGTTCGATTCCGGAGAGCCGTAATCTTCCTCACGATCACCATTAACACAGCTATTTGCTTTGGTGAGAATCTCTTTTCTTGTCATATATCAAGTACCTCTTTCTTATTATCCGTGGTTGTTATCGGTCATCGTAAAGATCGGCAGTGCCTCTGGCATGAATTCGATTTCATATTTGTAAGGAGATACATCCGCGCCGCTGAGGTCTTCTACTACATAGGCCGTCCAGTTATTATTACGGATGCCGCAGATCATATCCTTCTTATAGGTTCCGTCTGCAAGCTTGGAAATAATGTTCAGATCTCCGTCTCCATCATAACTAATCGAAGCCATCCCGGTGACTTGTAGCAGTACAGTGTTATCGCGGAGGTTCATAACCGTTACTCGTCTCATCACGTTGAAGTTGTCAGCTTCCTTACTCACATTGTACGATACGCGGGCGCTCTCTCTACATCCTGCTAAGCACAGGCACAGTAAAAATACGGCAACCAAACATATTAATTTTCTTGTCATCTATTCAGTACCTCTTCTTTATATTTTCCAGTTTCATTCACCCAGGTAGCACATGCTTCGAGGGCTTTGTTGTGGTCATAGTATAACTTCCGTTGGGAGAGTTCTTGCTTATCCCGCAGTAGCAGAAGGATCATATCCCAGCTCGTACCCATGATGTACCTTCTCCAGAGGATGTCCCTATAATAGTCGTCGATCTCAGCGTCCTTTAGGAACTGCTTGACTACTTTGCGCTTCTCTCTGACAATCTCCTCCCACCGATGCAGACTAGTCTCAGCATCCCCGAGATTCGCAAGAGTTGCATCCCGGTCAGAACCTCCGCCACCTGGCATTCCTGTTATTGCCGTCGTAGTCTTCGTTGCTGCTTCATACAGCGATAGGTATTTGTTTCGCTGATCTTCAGAAAGGGACGAAAAGAGTAGCGCAGATTCTAAGAAGGATCTTACAACTTCTGCACTAACTCCCATAAATGTCGTTCTCCTTCTTCACCCCAGAAATGAAATGCGCGGTCATCAATAAACAGATGGGCAATTACCTTGCGAGGATTCTGCCCCGTATTCTGTATAGTTTCCGGGACATTGTTGTTGATAGCATCGAACTTTAGACCCTGGTTTCCACACCACTCTACCGCCTCATCCAGATAATGACCCTCTCTGGAAGTCCATAGGATCAGCTTAACTCCCATGGTCTGAGCCAGCTTTAGGAGCTCAATTAGGTTGACATTCGGTTTCCCAATATTCGGCCAAGCCCCTCCAGTAGTAAGCGTCCCGTCGAAGTCGATCGCCCATATCTGAGTTTTCTTCTCCACCTTTTTTTCCTTTTCTTTTTCGCGCTTTTCTTTTTTCTTCTGTGCCTGAGCCATCAGCTTCAACCCCTGGATCACCGCAGGGTTCGTCGAGTTGATCACGTAATTCGGCGCTGCTGTCTTTTGCATTCTGCTCCTCCATGTATTCTTTATATTCATTGTGATACCAAGCAAGGACTTCTTCTTCCTTTAAATGCCTAAACCAATAAAGGACTGCCATGTCTTCGGTATAGAACCTGGGGTAGTCATCCATGTACATGGCCATCGCTACCCACTCCGGACCGAAGCCGTATTCCACCGGATTTGTGCCATTGTGTTTTTCATATAGTTTTATATCCGGATACATCCACAAACCTCCAATGTAGTTTTCCTGCCGTACGTCGTTGCCCGTTACAGCATTTCGATATACTCTTTCTGTTTGTTCCTGTCTGTCTACCTGCCTCGGATATACAGCGGAACACTTCTCCTGTCTCGACACACTGCACCGGCTTATTAGTAGGCATGTTCTCACTTATCTTTTTTCTTGTAGCTGGAGCGATAGGAGTATGCCGATTGTGCGCCGCTTCCGATAGTTTCTTCCGTACTTCCTCTGATTGGCTATTCCAGGATAACCCACCATCCGCTATGTTGTATCCACCGTGCGCATGGTCCTGTGTTTCAAGGGAAGCTATGTAGTACGTCTCCAAGAGATTGGCGGTGTCGATATCCACACCCTCTGCTATGATTTCGGTCTCAATATTATCCCAACCATACTTCTCAATAGCTGCGGTCATGTACCGATTGTGCGGATACCCTCGTCTGATTCTCTCTACTAACGGTAGGGAAGTGATACCTATATAGGATTTGCCGCTCGGTGCAGTGTGCTTATAAACTGTGTACGTGTCAGCCAATCTCTTGCAAGGCCTCTTGTACGGAATCATACCTGTTCTTCACACGCTGATATTCTTCATCAAGATCTTCCCAAAGATCCCCGGACCACCCACCATCTACATAGTGATAGGTGTGGCCCTCTTCTATCTCGCTTGGAAGAAAAGAACCGTAGGAGGATTCAACAAAATCAAAGAGGAGTCTCGCTGCTTGTGCATCAACTATGTGAATATAAGAGGCTTCGTTAAAGACTTCCTCTAAATCATCCATATCGAATAGATCTAAGTCTTCATCGAATACAAGTACACTATCTGTATTCCTATATACCGCCTCATATGCAAGGCATTCTTCCTCGGTATCAAACTCCGTACCATCATCAGATCTATATGTCGTTATTATTTCCATGTTTTATATATCCTTTCAATGCATCCAGTAAGGACTTCTGTGTAGCATCTTTACTTTGTAAAACTCGCAGTACCTTATCATCTAATGTATCATCACATATAATATGGTGGACAATCACCGGATGCTCCTGGCCTTGCCTATGAAGCCGTGCAATTGATTGCTGGTAATTCTCAAGAGAAAAAGGGAGACCGAACCACACCATGATGTGTGATCCTTCCTGTAGATTGATCCCGTACCCGGCTGAGGCTGGATGGCAAAGGAGCATTGGTATCTCACCGTTGTTCCACTGCTCGATATCCGCGCTGCCTTTCAACACTACTGCCTCCGGATGCCGTTTCAGAATCCGTTCCAGGTCGTGCTTGTAAGAATAGAACACCAGTAGTGGCTGGCTCTGTGAAGCCTCTACGATTTCGTCAAGTGCATCAAGCTTCTGATCGTGGAGCCAGAACACTCCTCCGCTGTCGTCGTAGACCGCTCCGTTTGCCATCTGTAACAACTTCCCGGAGAGCGTGGCCGCTGTCTCCCCAATAACTGCGGAGTCCATGGTATCGATTGATCCCAGCTTGCTCTCGAGAAGAGGCAGGACTTTATCATTTTTAAACTGCTCATATACTTTTCTTTCTTTAGCTGTCATCCTCACCCTTACCTCATTAAAGGTAATAGGCGGCATGCTCAGCCAATCCGTTTTGCTCATCGATAAACAGGTAGAGGAGAGACGAGAATCTATATTCGCTTTTGCTCCCGGCTTAAGTAGATACTCGTAAACGATGTGTCCCTTATGCGCACCCACATTAAAATACTTGCTACGATATTGGCCGATCGTTTTACCGAGCGCCTCTCCTCCATCTATTAGAAACATCTCAGCCCAAAGGTCCATGTACCCATTCGCCGCAGGGGTTCCTGTCAGACCCCAAACGTAATCGGATAACTTAATCACTGTACGAAGCCTCCGAAACCGCTTGGCTTGCGCAGACTTGAAGCTGGACAATTCATCTATAATCACCAGGTCGAATGGCCATCTACCGGACAGGCTTTCAACAAGCCATTGGACATTCTCCCGGTTTATGACATAGATATCTGCGTCTCGCTTGAGGGCGGCTGTTCGTTCTTTGGCAGAGCCAAGTACTTTCTCAATCCTTAGGCTTTGAAGATGATCCCACTTAGAACACTCCCGGGTCCACGTATCTTCTGCAACGCGCTTGGGAGCTATCACTAAAACCTTTTCTACCTTAAAGTCATCGATCAATTCCCTCGCTACGGTCAGAGCTGTTACCGTTTTTCCAAGGCCCATATCAAGGAACAATGCGCATCGCTTGTGGGTCCTTAGGAAATCCATTGATATGAGTTGATGTGGCTTAGGCTCGAACTTCATTCTTTACAATCTCTCGGTATCGTGCCTCGAGCTTTTCCTTTCGTGACTTTCTGTTTTCTTTCCGTTCATCCCGCTTTGCCCATAGCCGATGTTCATCACATCGTTGCAAAGCATCGCAGTGATATGTCAGACAATGACGTGCTTTCATTTGCTTCGGTGTCAGGTACAGTCTGTGCTTCCAGCAGAAGGCACAGACGTTATTACTTTCTGAACCCCAGAACGTACGTTTCATATCCTGTTCATCCATGGCTCGACAAGCTCCTTTCGCCTTTCTTTAGACAAGTTCCTCATTGGTGGAAGCCTAAGTTTTTTCCGAGACAGAGTTACAGAGTTAGTTGCCTTTCCCAGTATGGCCGCAATGTCTTGATCTTTCTCCGCCGTGGCATAGTAACGAATGACTACCTTGTCACTCTCATTCAGCGGCGCTTTATAATTAGGGCGGATATTATCCTGCTCCTGTCTTTCCGGAAGGTCATCGTAATAAGCAATACCTTGAAGACAGTTTATGCACTCGGAATACGGGCAGGTCAGACAGTACTGAATCCTATCAATAGAATCGCCATACTGTTCCCGATTCTCAATTGCTTTTCCTTTTACCCCAACTTAACCATCTCCTGTTCCATACAGCTTGTTCATTCTGTCCTTAACTTCCGTCGCCATCCGTTCTCGAATGTGTGGAGGGTTGCGTCGTAAAGGCGGAAGACCAAGATTCAATCTTGCTTGAGTCACAGAGCCAACCCTGAATTTTGAATGACTTGCCATGTCCTTATCATCAACCGACGTTGCATAGTACTGAAGTACTAACTGCTCCACTGGGGATATGCCCTTCTTCGGTCGGCCACCATGGTTCCGTCTCATCGTCCTCTTACCGCTTGGAGTTCCTTGCTTGCTCCTGACGTCAAGGCAATTAACACATTTAGGGAGCGGACAGTTCAGACACATGTTGATCATCTCGGTATTATCGCCAACAATAAATGCCATTTAACTATCTCCTCTTACCTTATAATCTTTCATCGCATACAACAGACAAAGATCGGAGCAATAATAAACATTGTTATCCATCTCATAGCGATCATCGTAGGACCAGATCTCCTGGCCACAAACATCACAATGCCCTACCAGATAGGGACCTTCCGGATCTATTGTCATCGCTTTATCAATCTTTCCTATATGAACTACAGTAATAACCATCGGCATTGAGGGGAAGGCCTTCCATCCACGGAGCGCCTTTGCACATCAGCTGGATAGCTTCTTCCAGAGTGCCATGGTCATACGGATCTGTGATAATAACTTCATCGTGAACCGTGGCCCGGACATCGTATCCGGCTTTGTCCAAATTGAAAAGTGCTTCTTTGAGGCAGTCTCTTGCGGTTGCCTGGATGAGATTTTCTGTCAGTTTCCCGCCGAATGTCTCTGTACGCTCCCACTTACGTGTCGTCTGGTTCATACTCATGTAGGTCATCGACGGACGGCCCCATCTGTCCTGGCCCATAGCCGCGCCCCAATAAGCAATCCGTCTTCCGGAAGGAAGGGACATCCACATCACTCCATCCTCCAAGTCAAAACGGATATGGCCAACTGTCGAGATCGTAGGCTTACCTCTCTTGATACACCTAATAGCTGCATCCTCCAGAGACTTCCACAAAGCTACGATGTGAGGGGAGGCCTCTCTCCACTTAGCTACCAGATCGGACATCTCATCTTCCTTCATGCCCATGCGGTCTGCTCCAAAATTCTTCATCGCTCCTACGCCACCGCCGTATCCGCAATTGTGGACGAGCTTTCCCGATACGGTGTAACGATGATGTCTTCCGGCATTTCGTATGTCATAGACTCTAGCCTTGCCTTTATACCGCGCCAGTTCTTTCTCCTGTCGTATACAGCATCCTGAGCCTGTTGAATAATTTGCTCCCTTGAGTAGCCCTCTGATAGTTTCCGGATCACTACTGTCTTTGAATATGGCCAGTACTGCTGATCCCATCTTGACAACACACATCGCCTCTGATTTATACAGTTCGTCTTGTGGGTAGCCCAACGGAGATTCCCCGGAGCATAATCCCCGTTCGTATCTATTCTGTCGATCTCCATACTCCGATCCGGTAAACCCAGATTGTCTATCATCCAGACCCCCGCTGTTATCACACTCGGAAATGCGAACTTGATGCCTCTCGCTCCGTAGTTCTTGTATCCCTTGTCCTTCGGATTCTCGCATCTCTGTTTCGCCGAGGTCAGTCTCCTGTCTAGCCAAAGCGGGATCTTGCGCGGTGCTTCGGAGCAATTCTGACAACCAGCTGATCTGCCACTTGTTATTGCATTCAGACTCGTCCAACCTATGTATCCACACCCAGTGCATTCCGTAAGAACGTAACAGTGATTCCAGCTCGCGCTCCATCTCTTTTCTGGCCCTATTATTTTCACCCAGCCATATTGTGTTCCAACCATCTCCGGTTTGTATGAGATGTGCGCCGCAGGCGGCGGCGACTCCAAAGTGTATTGGCTCCGGTTGCCCCTCGACGAAGACGAGGTGGTCTGCTGTTGCTGTGAGTCCTTCGTATTCGTAGACATCTTTTACTCCTTTGTATATAACGCCTTCGTGTTCGACCCAGTCTTCACCATCCCAGACTCTCATCTCGGTAGTAACATCTTGAATAGGAACGAGGCCATGATCGGTAAGAACAAGCTGGTCTTCAGCTATGCAAGCAAGTTCAATGATCTTACCCTTTGCTCTGAGCTCTCCGTTGATCCCATGCTTCACGACGGGAACTTTAAATGCTCGACTGGCAGAGGCGCAGTAGATATCCTCGCCATTGGCAAAAGCTTGGATTCTCCATTCCTCATTTGCAATCCACGCAATCACTCTCGCCTCGATGGCGGAGAAGTCTGCAACGATCAGTCTGCTATTCTCCTCCGGTATGATCATGGTCCTAATCAATGCCGACAATGCAGTCTGTACTTTAGGGTAGAAGCACTCAAAGTCTTCTTCGTCTCCGAGTAAAGCCAGGGCCCTGGCATCATCCAGGTCGGGAAGGGTATCATGCGGAAGATTCTGTAGCTGTACCAACCGGCCAGCCCATCTTCCCGTTGAAGCACCATAAAACTGGAAAGTTCCTCGGACGTGATTGTCCTCGCAGCAAGACCGGAGGAAGGCTTCATACTTTTTATTAGAGCTCTTAGAAAACTCTTCCCTTAGTTTAAGAACCTCCTTAGTCTGGTCTTCAGATAAGGAAGCATACACATCAGCAATGGCTTTCTTATTTAAAGAAAGAACTTCGATACCTTCCTGCTCCTCTAGCCACTGTTTGATCTGGGCTGTAGAGTTAGGATTCTCCAGCCCCGTGAGTTGTTTACAATGCGCAATCAACTCATCACGGTACTGATCCCCAATCCGAATAGCGTTCTCTGCAAGCTTCGGTTCGATGCGGACACCCTTGTCGTTCATCCGCTGATCGAGACACCAGAGCTTTTGTTCTGAGAAGTCCGGCCTCCACTTCAGCAAACGCTGGCGGATCGTGTTCTCCGTCTCGACATCTCGTCTGTTATATTCAACAAACGTCGCCCACTTCTCTGGAGCATCCTCCGGTCTGTTCCGTGTTCTCCCACCATTAGCTTTAGTAGACTTGCACGGCTGACAGAAGTACCGGATAAGCTCTTTGCCTTCCTTCATCTTCGCTTTGTCTTCCGGTAACTCCAGTGCTGCACCGACGCCTGCAAGGGAGAGGGGAAGACCACAGGATGCGGAGAGGATCATTGTACAGGACCACTGTTCCGGTTCACAGTATCTACCGAACCACTTCGACAGACATGTCCGCTCGAAGTTAGCATTGAAAGCAGTCTTCTCTACCTCCGGATCGTAAAGCCAATCAACTATCTCAGTAGGTACTCCATCGTTCCTAGTCATGTCAATCACAGTTACCGGACCATAGTCACAAGAGTAGGCGAAAAGCAGGATCTCGAAGTCGTCGGATTCCACGTACTTGTAAGCGCCACACTTGCCGATGTCTACGGAGGAGTAGGTTTCGAGATCTATACTGAGTGTCCGTGGCTTATTCATATTGCATCAGCCTTCTCGAAGACTTCCAGCATCTTCGGGAACTGGAGCGCGACCCAATCTATCTCAGCCTCATCATGCCCGTAGGAAGTATGGTACATACTCTGGGCCAAACCACTCTCATAGAGAAAAGCGTGAATGATTTCATGGCGCTTAACTTCCTTCAGATAGGAAGCATAGTCTTTCAGATCATCGATCTCGCCGAAGGCGCTATCCGGAATGTAAATAGTCTTTACCGATCTATCAGTGTACCCATCCACCTGCTGGAACATTGGGTCGGACTCCCGTGGAATGATCTTCATCTTCCAGCGGCTCCCCAAAATATTAAGATTGTAAGTCTTCAAGTTCTTCTTCCTCCACGTCGAAACTGATATAGTATTCGATCTGCGCACCGCAGTTCGCACAGTGGCAGAAGTGCACAAGACCTTCGCCCTCCATGCCTACATCAGAGAAATCAAAGTCGCTGTCCCAGATAACTGCGCGAGCTAAGCAATGAAAGCATTCATACATGCCTATATCTTTTCCTCCGGATGAGTTCTGAGATAGTACTCGACAGCTTTGGTTTCATCCATCTTCCTAGGAATCATAACGATGTTGAATTTCTTATACTGTTTCTGCCTCCACTCGTTCTTCCGTTGGGCATCACGATCTCTGTACTTCTTTTTCATTT